TCTTTCTCTTTTATTAATTATATCATATATAGGATAACATTGTCAAATATTTTTTGTAAATAAAACCAATTAATTAACACATTTTCTCATTTCATAATCTAGGGGAAATACCGTAATTAGTACATCTTCAAATGAAAAACAATACAAATATCCATTAAAAATTCTCCATTTATATTTACGATCATACTCAAGAACTTGTCTGTCTAAGTATTTATGTAGTTTACCACGCGTTTCAGCATGAGTGATTCCTTCTCTAAGTGCTTTATCTGCTATTTTACTGACAGATTTTTTATTCAACCCAAGACGTTGTCTCATTCTTTTCTCTGCGTGTTTTGTTAGTACCATTGGCTTCACCTCCTAAATAAAACAATATAACTTGTCCACAATAAGGCAAGGTAGGTATATTATGGAAATAAAATAATATAAAAAAATATAATATTTTATTGTTTAATTAAATCTCCTACCCAAAATATCCATTGTGGCTTTGTTGTGTCTTCTTTTAATACAACTAACTTAGGAACCCTACCATACTTTTCTTCGTATTCAACTGTGAAAACATCGTTTTGATGACTCTCTACCCATGTACGATATTTTTCGGTTAAGTTTAGATAGTCTGGTTGCGCCATAATCTCATCTATATCAAGTTTAACTTTTACGCCCTCTGGGATTGGCTTATTCTTTTCGTCATAAATCTTTGTCCTTGCCATAAAATCTTCTAATTTTTTAGTATCTGTTTTGTTTTTTGAAAGCCTACCATTTTTACCATACAAAGAATCGCTATAATGTTTATTTATTTTGACCACTTCCTTCGTTATAAAATTCCTATTCTATTTACTCTCAATTAAGTTAATAATCTCTTCATACGTATAGTCTATCCCATCAAAATTAAATATTATGGTATCGCCCGTAGGATTTGTAAGATCAAATGGAGAAAATATACAATAATAATCCTCCCCGAAGGCATACCCAATCCCATCGGCGCAATGATTAATTACATCTGCGGGTATGTCCGTATGTCCATTTTTTAAATTAATTTTAAAATGCAGTATCGGTTTCATTATATCCCCCTTTTTATTAAATAGAATCTACTTTTTATTCACCAATATCTATCCCTATAATGTCTAATCATCCATTCTGGGACATCTGGATAGAATATGGTTACATATCTATGAAATACACGATAAAGTTTAGAAGCTTTAATTCTATGACCTTTATCCTCTTCTTCGGCAATCCATTTTGCCAACAGGTTTAAATCAATCATGATAACACCTCAAATAAAAATTTCATTTTATTCATTAAATCCAACCATTAAACTTTAGATTTTTCTTCCAGCACCTTAAACACCTTTTATTTTGAAACCAATTTTTTATTTTAATTATTATCTTCCTTAATTTAGTATCTTTTTTACAAGAATATTTTACTTCTAAATTTTTCATATGTTGTACACAATGCCCATATGTCACTATATTATCAATCTCTTTACTTGTGATATTTTCAAAACATTCGCCCTTATCACCGAATATAGAACACTCCACTCCACATTTACCGCCCATCCCATTATAAAAACACTCATCACTACCACCATTTGTCGCCCATACGTCATAAGAATTTTCTTCTCGTTTTATACGCGGTTCTAACTCGGTTTCAATTCTAAATTCTGCGTGGCTTAAATTAGAATACATTATTTGACTTTCTTTTTCTAATTCATCTATTCTATCTCCGCGCTTGCGATAACTCCAGAGCAAATCATTATATTTTTCTTCCCAAGTATCCATTTATTCTCCTTTGATTAAAATTACAATTTTATTTACATTCTAGCGTTTAAAAATTCTCTTAAGCAATAAAACTCATATCCAACTTGTTTTAATAGACTATCTGGTTCTTTAAATTCACTTGCTTGAACCCATTTAAAATCATTGTTTATATAAATTAAAAACCAAACACCTGTAATATTATCTTTGGTATCATATATGGTATACATGGTATTATCTTTTTTATATCTAGCCTCGAACATTATTTCTCCTTCGTTATAAAATCAATATTTTAATTGTCATTATAATATATCATATCGGCAAGTACTTTTCTACATTCAGTACATAGATGTACATTGGTTATATCTAATTTGATTTTTGGTCTAACTATTTCACCCCAATTTTGTTCATCTACCCAACAAGGAAACTCAAATGTCCTTTGGTCTGTTTCTGCATTACAAATATTACAAATATATTTAATCATTTATCTGCTTCTATCTCCTTATCTTAATAAATATCTTTGTTGTTTTTTAATATCCTTCTAAATTTTCTGCGGTTATATCTTTTTTCAAATCTAAGTAAATTCAATCTAGCGTGATCGCAATAATAATGTCTTGCAAATTTATCTTCGCGAGTAAGTTTTTTATTAAGGTTTCTTTTCATATAATGCCTCATCTTCAATAACTTGCAATAGACAATCATTAAGCCCGTCAATCCCTAAATCACAATGTTCAATTATATCCACATCACCATACCCGTCGTCATCATAGTAAGAATATTCGATCCTATTATAAGGACAAGAGCAACAATCTCCAGCAACAAAATCATCGTCAACTTCAAATTCTATCAAGTATGTAGCCTTTTTCATTGTGACACCTCCAATTAGAATGTACCTTTTATTTACATAGTTTGATTATATAAACTTTCCATTATTTCTTCGAGAGTATCTAACTCATAAAAATCTTTCGGTCTTGGATATAAAATTCGGCTAAAACATATATTGCAATGATTTATGGTTAATATTAGATGATCTTCCTTATAGTCTTCAGAAAAACATCTACTAATCCAAAACTTCAAGTCATTTTTATAACAATTTTCCCATCTTGTTTTTGCTATTTCATTCACTTTATTTTGAATACAATCTATTATATCTGTACCATCTATCATTAAATTTCTCCTTTTGTTCGAAAAATTAATAATACCATCCACGTTGTTTCTCTCCTTGGTTTCTTGGTTCGCGAAATGTTGTATTATAATTATCAGTTACTATTAAATATTGTTTGAGCGCCTCGTGCATGTCTACCCATTCGTCTATATCTTTTATATATACATCGTAATTTTTTATGAAGTCTGAATCACAGTCCCCATCTTCGAAATATACAACAATCTCACTCATCCCATGAATATTAAAATCATTGCTACTGCCTAGGCTCCCAGTATTTTTATTTCTTATTTTCATATTTATCTCCCTAATATCAAAGGCTCATTTCATATTTATTCACTCAATATTTGTTCTAGTGATATTACACGATAAGCATATTCCTTTTGCGGTCTGCTAAAGTTTTGCAATCCAGCATTTCTCAGCCTAGCCAATATTGCCTGGAGTTCTTCGTATTCATCTTTAATACTTCTTCTTTCGATGCGAACTTTCTTTAGGGATTTCAGAAGTTTACTGCCAGCAACAGCATCATATTTTTCAAATTCAATATAATGTAATATATCCTGTTCTTTTAAATCGTAATTACTTTTAAGACGATGTAATTCAGCGAATCTTTTTGTCAATGTCTCTTGGAGATTTTTTACACTTTCCGTTGGCGTCATATGCTTGTCCTCTTTCGTTTTATTATTATACACATATTATACCAAATTAAACCAAGTTTGTCAACTAGTTATTTCATTTAATACTAAATTATACCAAGTTATTTGTAGTGTCATTTAAATGCGTTATCTTATTTCCAGATAACCTTTTCTACGACCTGTTTGGGATTTCTTTTGCGCCATTCTTTGTTTGACCACAATTTGAATTTTAAATAAGAAATTAAATCAAGCTTCATACATCTACCATTAAATTTAATAATATCGGCGTGAATTTCATATTTCCAATAATCGCTACCCTCGCCAAAAAATGATCCATACCATGCCTTTTTTGTTTCCCAACAATTATACTTATTAAATTCTCTCATAAATGTATCAAAATTTCCCCACCCGATAGGCAAATGTTCTATTTTATTCATGTGAAGATGAATAAACCATGAAGTCAAAATTGCGTATATGCCAGCCACGATACTTAAAACCATTAAAAAAATTAATATTTTTATTGTCATTTGTATTCTCCTTATAAATTTCTATCTATATACTATTATAGCACATAATGGCATTATTGTCAATATGTGCTATAAATAGAACCCTCATTTTATTCAATTTTACCAACCCGATTTATATGTTTGTTCTTTCTTTTTCATTGCTGTGTCAAAACGTTTTTCAATTTTACGTTCTTGCTCTTTCTTTTTGCCAACTTCATTGCATACGTGACGGATAATAGAACTTGTTTTAGACATTCTTTAACCACTCCTTTTTATTTATACTTATCTATATTCAAAACTTTATAATAATATGACTACTATTTTGAATATATTTTTGAGTAGTTAAAATCCTCTTTTATCCTTTATATTTTAATATCAAAAATATAGGTACTACTATCATTAATAACGCTTCGCCAACAATACATATTTCGGGTAATACCCCATATCCCGAAACCATACCTAATATTAATAACGCAGATATTGTTCCTGTTATTAATAGCATAATTAATAATTCTACTAACTGTCTTATTTGTTTGCCCATCGGGCTATCTCCTCCGTTTAAAACGCGCATTTTATTTATATAGTAAAATATTCTATCCCTTTTAATTTATGGACTCTCTTGTGCTTAGACATAACCCATATCGAATAGTCTTTATATGTTTGATTCATAGTGTCTTTAAGGGCTTGAAGCCTCTTGTCACTAGTTCGATTAAATATATCAACCTCTATCAAGATAACTTTATTCGACTGCAATATCATAAGACAATCGACTTTAAAGGTTTTTACTTGAGCCTCACGCTCTATATATTTGATTTCGTCTTTGAGCTTTAAGGCAATATCATTAATTACCAAACTATGGAAACTAGGTAATTTGTTGGTGTAGTATACTTTTTTGCCGAGCATTGGGTGTATATCTGCCTTTAATAAATTATTGTCAGTCAGCATCTTTAACCGATTCGCTGATGCCCTGTAACCAGAAAAGAAAAGTTGGGCAATTTGTTCAATGGTTGCGCCCTTATTGGTTTCAATCCATTTGATTATTTCGGAGTCTCTTTCCATCAATTTCATTTTTTTAACAACTCCAATATGCTATCAATATTATTGTCTTTAGGAGGCGTATTATCGTCTATAAGGCGCGGTTCTACGGTTTTAGCATTAATTATCATAGGTTTAAAGCGTTTGATTTTATCTCTTAGATATTGTTGAATTATCTCGTGACTTACAGTAAAACTATATCCAACTTGCTCATCTAATGTTTTACAGATAAACTGTCTCTCTTTTAAGTTAGTTGCATTACCATTTCCCAGTACTGCCATGCTAGATGGGAGATCAACAATCTTGAATGATATTCGCGTACACAACTGGGCTTTAATATCAGTAGGAATGCTATCAGCAGTAGGCTTCTGAAGGCTGGTAATTAAAAATATCCCAGAGGCTCTCCCTACGTTTACTAACGTCTTGATATGTTTTAAACATTGAAATTTAAGAGCCTTTTCATCCTTACTATCCCCTTTTGATATATTTAAAAAGGAAAACTCATCTATAACCACATAGGTATATTTTAGTTTATTAATAGTAAATTTATTATAATCTCCAATACTAAAATATCCTTTCGTATTATCAATTAATATTTCTCTTCTTCTACATTCTTTATCTATTTTTTCTAAGCAAGCTAAGACATCTGGAAGAGATTTTGCAAACGTTTTGACATTTTGTGTATTGGCGAAAATCCCTAAATCATTTTTCCTAAGTTGTAACATATGTATTTCGGCATCTGTTTGTATTAAATTAGTTAGAATCTGGAGCAATAATCTGGATTTCGATTTTGTTACCCTATAGGCTTTTTATCCTATAGTTCTTACACTTTACCATTGTGTAAGTCCAGCATATATTTTCACCTTTAACTTAATAGTAAGGTGGCGGAGGCTCTTGGATGGATTGTTGCTTTCATATTAACGCTCACCATCTATGCGTTACATACTATATTAGATATTATAGCACTCGGTATTATCCAATTAATCGGAGGACTTCACCGAAACACTCCGCTAATAATCTTAAATATTACTATTTAAGACGGCAATAACTTTATCGTATTTACGGTCAAGATATATATTAGCATCAAAATACATATCTTTTATTAGCCTTTTACTATCAGAACAATTAATAGCCAAATTATGAACGTTAGTTGTTGATGTTTTTTTCTCTATTCTATGGTGCCCTATGTTGAATTTATTGATTGCCATATCTATAAAAGATTGAGTTGCCATAAAACTTAGCCCAAGAGACTTGGTACGTCTCACTAAAATATACCCGTCTGCATCCACGTATCCTCTTAAATAATGAATTAATAATCCGCTTGGTACTGCCGTACAAAACTTCAACATTTCTGTTTTTCTCGGTGCGACCCCTAGTTTTATCAAATCATTGCAAATCTTTGTATTATAGATACAGATTCTACATGCTTCATATGTTTTATTAGTGGCTTTCAAATACACAGATTTTAATTTTATATTATTGTCGCTTATCCCAATGAATTTACAGAATTTTTTTAAATGGCTTATATCTTTTATCGCTAATGCTATTTCTAAATTCATAGATTTGACTTTGCCATCCCTTATGTGTTCGCATATACATCCGTCGGCAGATATAAAACCCAACCAATATGCCTTTTCTTCGCTGTTTATATTTTCAAACACATCTTCATTGTAAGTAAATTTAATACTTGAATTAGAAATAGTTTCGCCACGACTTTTAATATAGTCTGATAAATCTCCGCGATTAATGTTTAATATTTTTTGAATTTCAGTAAGCGACTTTCCTTGTCTCCAGAGCATATACCCCTCTTCTTTTTTATTAGAAGCGTTAATATTATAAGCCCCATTTTCTATTCCAATACGCTTAATAACCCTTCTTGACGTAGTGGTTATTCTTTCTATTTCTTTTTGACTTCGGTTTTGATTTATTAGTTCAATAATTTGATGCTCTAATTCTTCAGATATTTTTGCTGGCAAATTATAATCAACTCCTTATAATTACAATTATACCATAAAATACTATAAGTTGTCAATATTACCAGAACCAGTCTCGCCCGCAATCAAACAATGTGGGAATTGATTCATATCCACTCTAAGAGAGTCTTTTAACCCTTCGCCAACTAATAATATATTTGGTGGCAATTTTTGAGGCTCATAATCAGTATAAATATAATCTTTAACGCAATATAGATATACAATATTCCCTTCTGATTCTAATAGTATATTGTCATACCCCAGACCCTCTGAGAAGATATCTATGTCTTGTCTTAGATGTTCTACGGTATATCCATAAGGAAGTTCAATCTCTAAGATATTTCCATATATAGTCCTATAAATTTTCCAAAGTTTAATATCTTTATCTAATTTATTGGTGAACTGAGTTCTTGAGTGCATTATTTGTCTCCATTTTATGCGAATAGAGAGCTTATCAAGATTATTAATTGTATACCAGCCCCCACCTAATAATATCGCCTCTGTAATCATTTTTTAGACCTCCTAGCGTCAGGTATAAGGACATACATTGCAAGGAATATAATAAGTAAACTCATTAATTGTGTGGACGAATTAACTAATTGCTTTTGTATAAAATCTACTATGATCATATCTAAATTAAACATTAATATCACCTCACATTATTAATATTCAAAAGCTATTCAATTAATTACTCAAAATTTAAAAATTGTTTGAATATATTTTTGAAAATAGGCATATAAATGTAAAAAGGAGGTTGATGTCAATGTACACTGGTCAAATTAAGTATCTTGCTATAAAGTACAAAGTTCAAAAGAATGAATTTGAATGTTTTAGAAACGGAGTAATATTCAATGATTTGGACAATAATAAAATATCCGTATGGATTACCTCTAATGGAATCTTTGCAGAAATAATAGGGAAAGATATATACGAATATCAATTAGTCGATACTTGCGGTTTTGAGGATGGCACGTCTCGCGATGTAGTTAATTGGTTGTTGGGAGATGATGCTTCTCCGTAAATTAATCCTACTTGTTCAATATAAAAATAATCAAAAAAATTAAAGGAGAGATATATATTATGAAAAAAACATTCGTTGTCTTTATGACCCTACTAAGTGCCTTATTTTTATCCGCTTGTTCATCTTCAGAAGCCTCTCTTTCACCTACTACAACATTACGTATCCCAGTTGTAATGCCACCATCTATTCCAAACATTACCGTAGGTGAAACTTTAACAATCCCAGATATAGGTGAATTTACTGTAGAGAGCATAAAATTTGTGACCAAAGTAAGTCCGTCTAAACCCGATGGATTTTATCTATATTACCAAACTCAAAATAATGACCAAATAGCGTTAGACATTAAGGTTAAATATAAAAATCTACAATCAGATTCAATTTCAACTGCGTATTTTGCTTCACTCCAAATACAATATGATAATAAATACAATTATGACGCTATGAGGTATTCCGAAGAACTCGATGGTTCTACCCTTAATATTTGGGCTGAATTCGAACCTCTAACAAATTATACCGTGCATTTTATAACCGAATTACCAAAAGAAGCATCGAATGATAGTAAAAGCATAATAGCAACTTTCACAATTGATAATAAGAGTTATTTATTCAAAATTAGATAATAGGAGGCAAATTTAATGTATAAAACTCGTCCACCATAAGGTGCAATTTTCTCGATGTTTCACTGAATAAAATATTACTTTTATTCATCTATATCCTTATATTCAATATTAATTTCATAAATACAATTACATTTTTTACATTTTTGCTTGCGATATAAAAACGGAAAACTATCATAGCATTCAATTTCATCCCCACAATTAGGGCAAATATATTTTTTATATAAACTCATAATAAAACTCCTCATTTATTTACCACTTAACATTTTGTGTAACTGTTTCATTTGCCGTTTACGCAATCTTTTAAGTTTAAACCTTTCCCACCAAGTTCTATTTATATCAATTGGGATTTCTAGTATTTCATCTCCAAGCACGATTTTAAGTTTTTTATCAATCTTTGCTTTACTCATCTAATTATTTAAATACCCATCGTCATACCCGTCATCAAAGCCTTGTTGATATGAGTCCTTATATTCTTTTTGCAATTTTTTTATATATTCTAAAATAGGGTATACTCCACCAGAACCAATATATTTTTCAATAACATTTTCAATATCTCTTTGATTTTCAATCCAAACCATTTCCCCAAATTTATCAGTAAATAAAATTTCCATTATATAACCTCACTATTTATTTTAGTCGATGGTTGTCCCAGTTAAAATCTCGCTTTTATCTAATTAAATTTAAAAGTAATATTGGTACGCTCATAAATATCCCAACAGATGAATTCATCTTATAAGATTCTTCATTTTTTATCATATTTATTAATGCCCAAATTTGTATTCCCAATAATAATGCCTGAATTAAATTAATAATACTAATCATATAGTTCCCCTTTAATTTATCTATTGTTTATGCTATACTATGAGAGGTATGTTTCCATACCAACCTCATTTTATTTTGCCCTACTGTCAAGGTAGGGTATTTTTTTTATTTTAATCTTCATAATTTTTATCAATAGCAATTACAATTCCATTTTCCATATATGGTTCATGATGTTGATAATTATTGACATATTCGTCACTCATAGGAAGATTATAGTGTTTACTGCCATTTTCATAATTTAAATTTATGGCACAAATATCTTTAACTGTATTAATTCTTTTTTGAAATGTATCGTCATCCCATGCAGTTATATTGGAGACTTTTGAAATGTCCTTAATCCAAATATAAAACTCGCCAGCCGATTCATTTTCTGATACTTTGCCATTATGCCCACTATAAGCGTTAATACTAGCTGTAATTCCCCTTAAGAAGAAACATTGAATATTATCCATGCTGGTTTCAAATACTTCACAATTTTCAAAAACAAAATCTATACTATTTAACATTTCGTTCATCTCAATTAAAACTTCCTTTTTATTTACATAATTCATCATATCTCCACGATTTATCGACCAATGTAGTCCATAAATCTAAATCTCCAGCTTGGCAAATTACTCTTGGATTTCGACTAGACCACGGATCACCAAACTTAGCATACTTGTTATCTGTAATATGAATTCCAACATAAGCAACGCCTTTTGTGCCATCACTATAAGTAACTTCTTGTGGTTCATCTTCCATAATAAGTCCTATACATCCATATCCACAATATGCAATACTACCTTTTTTACAAACTTTACTCATAATAAAATACCTCTTCTATCACATTAATACTGCATAAGCGTAAACTTATTTATTGTCGCCCTATCTAATATCCCAGTAGGTGGCAATCCCATCACTCTTTGAAATGATTTTATAGCATCTTCTGTCTTATCATCAAATTTACCATTAACATCTATATCATATTTAAGCGCACTTAATGTTTGCTGTAGGGTTATAATTATCCCATTCATTTCAATACCTCATTAAAATCCTTCTTTTATTCTTGATCAAGTTCTATTACATCTAAATTATTGATAAAATATTCGGTAACTTCTCCGAAGTAAATAATACAGACACCATCAGTAAATTTATCAAAAATGACCTTTGCATCTTCAAATTTATCCATAGCGCGTATTGACTTTTCGACGACATTGTTTGTACCGCTATCCCAAACAAACAATTGCATAAGAGCATCTTGCCAATCTGTTGCTTCGATAATGCCTACGCTCTCATAATTATCTTCAATAACATATAAAAATTTCTTCATATTAAATCTCCTGTTTTATTCATAGTATTTGACGTCGCGTAAATATTTCCTCTGCGTCTTTGCCCTCTAAAGCACCACCACAGGCAAAAGCTTTTGAGCTATTCATATCGCGTTCTTTTAAAGCCATAAGTTCATTTGGCGTACCAATATGTTCGTACATTCTTAGTTTTTCAAAGCATATCCATTTATGTGTGAACGTTTTAATCCTGCCCCTAGACGATAATTCATCACTTGTTAATCGTTTTTCAAAATCCATAGCGATCCCCTTCTAATTAAAATTAGTTTTTTTATTTATAGTCTACGTCGGCATTATCAACAATCTTATTTAAAATTTGTTTAGCAAAATCCCTTCCCATAAATTCGGTATCTAAAAACACTTTGCCGTTTTTATTTATTATTATGCCTAATTGTCCGAACCCTACGTTTGCGCTCCAATCAATATTTATAACTGTATTGTTGGGGAACCTAGTAGGTTGAAATGCTTCAATTTTATTTATTTCAATTTCATAGTCTTTGTCCATTAATACCCCTCGCTTACATTAAAATCGGTCTTTTATTTGTTTAGTAAAATTGTATATTTGTAATTAACCGTGAACGTATCGGTTCCACTCTGCTTATCACACCATTTATCTAAAAAATCTTGCAATTCTTGTTCGTCTACAATGTTTGAGTAAGCGTCTTCGTGCAATTCTTCACATGCTTGTTCTATAACATTACCAGCGTCAATTGAAATAATATCTTTAGTGGTAGACCACACATACTCTGGAATTCCAACATTATTATCATTACAATCATCAATTAACTCTTCTATATCTGAAAAATATCCCTCATTATAACTATAAGATTCTGAAAATAGCATTTCCTTATGATCGTCTGGTACTTCTTCATAATTTGCTTTAATGGCTTTATCAAATCTATTTCGTTCTGATTTTATAGAATCAAATTTTCTACATTGCGGATTTTGGCACATACCCCTCTTTGGCTGGTGACATATCGGACATAATGTTAAAACACCATCATAACAAACTGGACATTTTTCAATATATCCTCTTTTTGTATCTTGAAGCCATCCGATTCCGCCACATGTATCGCACAATATTTCATTTTCTTTTGGCTCTTTTGGTAGTAGTTGAATTTTGTCTACTATTTTATCTAACATGGTTTTATTCCTTTCGATTAAAACTAATCATTTATCTACAAATTTTAAATTTGTTTTCTGGTACTTTAAATTCTTCATTATTTTTATCATAAAAATGGCAACCGCTAAACTTATTATTATATAAGAAACAATCATCTGGCAATTTTATCTTTATATGATTTTCTGTCAGTTTCATATCTGCGCCTATAATAACACTAAATTTTAATTTTATTAATAATTTACATAATATCGTACCTAATAATATCCTCATAATTTACCCCTTAAAACTTTTATTTTAATCATTTTTTATAACATCAGTTACAGTTAATTCAACAAGCTCCCATTTAGAACATTGTTTTTGATAACTAGGGATACTATTATAATGCTTAAGAGCCGTTGATTGATTTTTAAAAACAAGCTTCTTATTATAATCGTATGTTTTAAGGCAACTATCCTCTAAAATAGCATAAAATTTGTTCATTATAGACTCCCTTTTATAAACTTTGAACTCAATATATCCCATGCCCCTCTGATCGCCTTATGTTGCAGAACCAATTTCCCACTTAATCCATCATAGGGTACAATTGTATAATTTGTAGCCTTTGCTGAACATCTACCATTATTTAATGTCCATACATCTACCGTAACTATGTCAATAGTATTTGAATGTATTACAGAGTTTCTCAATTTTAAATCAACAGGACTATCAGAGACGTCTAAAATATAATATTTTAAATTTCGTCCACTTTGATTAAAATTTATGTTGTCTTCATTTATTATCAACGACCAAGATACTGCGCCACCCAAAGATGTGTCCATATAGTGCAATCTTTCATATCTGCGCATTTAATTAACGCCCCTTTGTTTTAATTCTATTCATAATCTTCTATAATCATTGTAAGTGCTCCAAACCCAATACCAGCTATTACCATCATTATCATTCCTGCCCAAAATAAGTCCTTATAAATTAGAATCCCACCAAAACTAATAAGTAAAGTGATTACCAATTGTAGAAACCCCGTTATAATATATTTTCTCATAATATCTCTTTCCTTCATAAAATAGTCATTTTAATTCATAATCTCTGTCAAAAAGTTCCCAAAGAATTTTCGAACTCTTTTCGCCTATAAGCTTAACGCTTGCTTCATATGAATCCTTTTGGTTAGCGTTATCAATTAATTTGGTTACTATATGGTTTAAAAGCGTTTCCACTTCATCTAAATTATTCAGTGCTTTCGCATCAATATTTGATTCACCATGAGATATATAAGTACCAACTAACTTATCAACTATTTCTGTAATTTCTAATTGCATTTTATACCCTCTAATCTCGTCTGTTTTTTACCAATATAATAAGACATACAAATGACTTTTATTTCTTCATTAGTCAATCGCCTATTAAGTTTTCTGCTTGCCATTGCAATAATACTATTAACTTTCATCTTCGATCACCTTAATATACAACAACCCATTATTATCGTCATTATTTATATAAAACCCATACGTAGGTCGCAAGTAGGATACAGTTTCTATGTCCTTCCTAAGTTCCTCAAATGATGGCATCTTATCTTTAGAAGCGTTAGAACAAAGAAATTTATAAGCGACCTCAAAGTTGCTACCTTCAAATGTTTTCAATTCTTCAAAATGCTCATCGCGTCCTTTTGATATAATAAATCTCATTTAATCCCCCTTAATTTAAAACAGACATCTTATTCTTTATTATTTAACCATTGTTGTGCAAACAATTCGTCCATTGCTTCATTAACTAAGGCATCGGCACGATTGTTCCCATCGTTGTTAGCATGTCCCACACATTTTGTAAAAGAAATTTCTCTGAACTCATTCTTTAATTGCACAAGCCGTTGCCATAGTTCTTTATTTTCAACTGGCTTTTTATCAGCCTTACGCCAACCCTTTTTAATCCAATTATCTACCCATTGATTAATGCCAGTAATTACATATTGACTGTCCATAACTACTTCGGTTATTATAGTCTTATCCCTGATAGCTTCTAGCCCCTTAATACAAGAAGTAAGCTCCATTATATTGTTGGTGGTATTCCTAGTAGCCCCTTTTAATTCTTTGATTAGTTGCCCAGAATTATAGTTTAAAACTACGCCCCAACCGCCAATATTGTTATCTTTACTTTGATTATTGCGACATCCCCCGTCAGCCCACACTTGAATTAAATCCATATGACCTCCTAAAATAAAACAGTAAATTTATTTATCCTTTTTATTTTTTGTATCTCTAAATATAAAAAACCAAATTAAAAAATATCCTAATGATATGATTACAATATATCCCAAAAAACTAATAATATCTTTTAATATAAGCCCAATAGCTATACCCCACATATTTACACCTCATATTTTTAAATTTTGTGAAGAAGGCGAGATTGACTACTCACATGAAAGATTTTATTGACCGACACTCTTGGATTCGAACCACTGAGTTTGCAGAATCGAACTGCGCTTCACTCTTTCTAGCGTCCACTTGCATAGCGTATATTTCCGCCACTTCTTCATATTTAACTTATTCTTCTAAATAAAACATAAATTTTATTCGCTTTTAAAATTTTCATTTCCTTTAATGACTAGCCAGCTTTTTATTTTGTTAAATCTTTCAGTATCGAACTTTAAGTTTGGAGGCTGAAACCAATCGTCCCAGTCTAAATCGCGTTTTGAAGAATTGCATTGCTTACACGCTAAGACACAATTCTCAATGCCACCCGATCCATCGTTATATGCATGATCTTTATGTAGTTTTTGACCGTATAGGCTAATTGCTTCTCTTTCTGAAATTCCACAATACATACAAGATGATTCACAATATGTATAAAGCTCTTGCAATTCTTCCTTAGAGATATTATGGCTTTTGTTTTTTGTATGGCGCTCTGCATATTCATGAATCTTATCACGATTATTGTTCGCCCATTGTTTCATTTGATTTTTAAAATCTTTGTTCTGTCTTCGTCTTATTTCCCTATATTTTTCAGTACGTTTAAACTTTTTTAGTCCCTTTTCATAATCCTCCATATGATTTAATTTATACTTATAGGATTTTGCCGAAACACATGTTTTACAATTTGGGAATAATCCATCGGTTTTATTTTTGTTGTTTTTATAAAAATAATTTTCACTACAGGGATACCATTTTTTGCATTCTTTACATTGTTTTTCTAAAATATTATTATGAATTCTATGATTGTCCTCAAATTTAGTTCTTTGACCTCTCATATTTTGACCTCAATTTACATTTTCCAAAAATCTTATTCCATAGTTCTGCCCGCGTTTTATGAAAGTCCATACGGCATTTATTTTACCATATTCTATTTTCGCATTTTGAACCATGGTAAGCATATCTTTCATAAACATATTATGTTCAAGTCCTTCATCGTCTACTAAAGTAAATGTTGCTGAACTTTGACCTCTTGACATATCAGACGCAGTTAATATTTTTTCAAAAGTATAGTTTTGTTTCCATATTATATCTGTTGTATTCCATCCAACATAAGATATCAATTCTTTGGTTTTAATAGAAAATGGAATTTCTATATCTGCAATTTTATAATTCAATTATTTTCTCCTAATTAAAAGTATGATTTTATTTACTTTTCATATTAAGCCATTCTGTCCAACATTGTTTACATTCCCCTAATCGTCGAGATGGATATGGGCAAGTTTTATATCTACCGCGCCTTTTTGAACCAAACCTATATGGGCATATATTTAAATTATAATAAAACTCCGCCCACCACTCTAGTGGGTATTCTTTAATTTTATCAAAATTAGTTTTCATAATGATTATTTACCATCTTTAATTTCTTCTAATGATAATATATATTTTTTACCATCAACCTCAAATTGGATTTCTCCACCATTAAAAAAATCAATACAGCCGTCATGTTTCCAAGCCTTAAACAATACATTTTCAATGTTTTGTTGTATAACTTCTATAATATCTATTTGGTACATTTTTATTTCTCCTTTATTATAAAGTTGTTCTTTTATTTATTATTTTTAAGCACCAACATTAAACTTTCAATGTCTTCAGCGCTCTCGTCAAATGCCCTATAACTGGGATAATATCGTACCCAGCCCCCTTGACATTGATTAAAATTCCCCACTTTAATTACTGTTTCAACCTTTTGTTCATTTATCAGATTAAGAACTTGTTTTTCATGTTCGTTTTCTGGCGTTAATACAATTTGTGAAAGATTATTTTCGATAATTAATATTGATTTCATTTTTTCTCCTCTCTCCCCTTCAAAGCATTATATTGTTAATAATCTATTAATGAGGATTAATAGTTACTGATATTGCGCCGTCACCAGCTTTTACTTGATAGGTGATAATTAATTCCCTGTCCTGAAACGTAAGCCAGATATCTTTTGCATTATTTTCTATTTTTTTAGGGGGTTCTCCAATCATCATTTTCTCTTGCTTCCATATATATATGTCTTGAGCATTCTTTATCTCAAGCTCATATTTCCCCTCTGGTAAATTCTTAAATAAATCTAACATCTTTATCCCTTCTTCTGGTGCCGACATTAATGTCGCTACCAAATAAACGCACTATTTTATTTTGTTCCACTGCACCCAAGACGTTGTACACATGTCCGTATATTTAGTATGTGGTAAAGAAAAAGAGTAGTCGTATACAATATCAGAAGTACGAGGTTGTTGAACATGTTCAAACTTTTGTTCATAAGGTTCGCCATATTTATCTTGTATTTGCATTTGTAGTTCAATGCTCTTATCTCTAAGTCCTGGATTAATATGATAAGTCCAATTTTGTGCCTGTGTATATTTATGCTTAAAAGCAATTATATTATTATATTTATCATAATAATTCCTTTTAATAGTTTGAGGTGGAAAATCATCAACATTATTGTCATATCTATTGATATTGTTTGATTTAACAAAATCTAAAAATTCTTCCTTATTTACTTCTGTATAATCTGGGATATTCTTTTCAATTATATCTCGAACATTCCATATTATTTCTGTAATTTTTGTATCTATTAAATACTTTGCCATAATACTTCTCCCAATAAAACTACTATGCTATCTTCCCGACATTAATGTCGGCGACATAAAAACTATATTTTATTAACTAATTCATTAATTACTTTTAAGCAATCAAAACAAATATGAGTTGCGTCACCATGCCCACGCCAAGTTTTAAAATACACTACAAATTCTGTATCTTTTTTTATTAATTTATCACAAACTTTACAATGTGCATCTTGTTTTGTTTTTCTAATTTCTAAATTATTCATATTAACCTGCTTTCGGAGGTGGGGTACTCGGTCTTGGTTGTGATGGTGGGTTATCATTCCCTCCATAAATTATATAGCTTTCGTTTAGCGGTTTTGATTTTTGTATTGACCCGCCTTTAGAGGAAGCATATTTGGTCTTAGTTGCGAAGGTGCCACTATGTATATAGCTTTCATTTAACTCTCTTATTATTGATGTTGGGATGTCTGCTTCATTTAAACCATGCCAAACCCATTTATCTTCTTTAGTAGCGCCATCTCTACCGCCACAACAACCACCAATATCACAATATTCATATGATGGGTATAATGCTTTATCACAATGCCCACAAACCGCACAATCAGCGTATATTTTTAATTCCGCCTTAAGCTGTTTATTTTCTGCTTCTAACTGCTCAATTATATTGGATTCAAAACTCATTTTGTTTTCCCCTTATACTATCGGTTTACGATATTCACTATTAAACACTTCATTAGATGCATCGCAACTTTTTTGTAGGTCTCTGACTGATTCCTCTTCCGTTTCTCCGTGCCCATAGATAGTTAATTGACCATCAAATTCTTTTATACAAGAAACCCAACTACCGTCGGCATGTTGTTTTGACTGAACGCTACCCACACTGCTTGTCCCCCTTTTTAGTAAATTAAAAGCGTCGTTTTATTTGTTTAACTCTATTTGAAAATTATATTTCATAATATCTAAAAGAACATTATTTAATATGTTTTCACATTCTTTATTAACGAATAAAGCATTATTACGCATATATTCATTTTTAATGTTAACTATCTTATTGGTTAAACCTTGGGCAATTTTACGGGCTTCTTCAAGATTATATAGCCCCTTTTTAACATTAATCATATATTCTCTGCGCTTATAAAAAAGACAATCGATATATGGTTCCCCATTAATATATCTTGATAAAAATTCATACAAGCGGATAATGTGTGAAAGTTGTTTAAAATCGTAACCGTATTTTTTAATCTTATCAATTAGCGTAGGGTAAGGGTGTTCCATAGCTTTATATTTTTCTAAACTCATACCCGACATACAATTAACACTCGCATAATTATTATATCGCGCTATCAATTCTGCATTATTCAAAAGCGGTTGAAATAAACTTTGGTATTTTGGGTTTAAGACTTTATATTTAGTGAATAATATCTCTACAAAGTTTATATTTTGTTTCTTAAAACAATCGAACATAAGTCTAATGTCTTTTAAATCAATATGCTCATTATTGTCTAATATCAAGGTTGTGCTGACGGGACTTTTAGTGAGTACAAAATCATTGAACTTCGGCAAAATAATTGCCTTACTGTCAATGTCACTGTCTTCATAATGAAGATTATAGTTCTGCGATCCTTGAAGAAATACACCCACAACTTCGTGTCCTTTATCGATTACTATATCATAATGTTCTTGTATTCTTTTTTGAATTTCGTCCATTAATGTGCCTCCAAATCCGCTTGATGTAATAGCATTATTTCGTCATAAAATGCTTGCCCAACCAAATTGATAAATTTATTTTTTGCTTTTTCGGTTTCAATAAAAAACGGTTGCATATGCCAGAGTATATATCCAGCCCTTGATATCCTGTCACAGTCTATTTCATAAAACAAACTATCATATGCTGATACTAAATGATGCTGAAAATAATGTGCTATATCTGTAGTTTCGCCTTTTGCATTTTTAAATTCTTTGGTAAATCGCTTGCCTATATCATGCAATAAAGCCGCCTGAAAAAGTTCAATTGTGATAGCGTCTATATTATATGCACATTCTAAACAATGCTGTCCTATAGTCTTTGTATGGTGTGGGTTATGTTGGCTTATATTATCTAATCCATTCTCACCGTAAAATAGTGTATTTAAATTAAAGTCTTCCTTATTAAAATTATTAATTATATTAATTTTTTGCCAGCCTTCGTAATACTGAGGTATATAAAAATTAAGATACATTCTTTTAATTACATAATCTGGGACTTGTCTTTCTCTTAACTTATTTTGTTCTAAGCACTTTTCATAAGGTGTGGCAACTAGATAACAAATCTTTTCGCAATTAAAACTTTTTAATCCTTCGAGAAATGATTTACGTTTTTTATAACTAATATTACAAGCGTCATATATAACATTTATGCCCTGTGACAATAAATCTTTAACACGCCTATGTAGTTCAGCAAATACTTCATCATTATGTTCTTGGTCTTTTGTATCGCCATATAATTCTTCTCTTAGCTTGTCCGAAGAAAGTATAGTGGCATTATATTCTTTTGCTAATTTCTGTGTGTATGTACTCTTACCGCTTGCGGGGAGTCCGACCATCAAAATTATTTTTGCCATGCTTACCTCACATAAAAATTTCTTTTTTGCACTCTTTAACTTTTTGGATTACAAGAGAATTTAAAATTCTAAAATCAATCTTAGGATTTTTAAATTGTTTAACAAAATTCCAACATTCTTCTTGGATTAACGTATAAAAGATGCGCCCTAATAATTCAGGAATATATCGACTTTGCCATCCTTCTTTCTCAACCACAAGTTTACTGTATTCTTTTTCAATAAAAGCATTAGTACAAAAATCGTTTGTAATGCTTTCTTCAACTAATTTAGATGCTTGGATATTTGGACACCCAAATTCTTTAGCATTTTTTTCTTTAAATTCATTGGTAACTATTTTAGCCCACGTTTGTCTGCCATATTTATTATAGTAATTATAATTCTTAACAACTAGCCCCTCGCCATTACCAGCGCCATCTTTAACTAAAAACTGCCCAGTTTTTTCAAGGGCTTTGATAAGCGATTCATATGTAGGGTTTGTAATTGTGGCTATCGGTGGGATATAATCAAGATTAAATTCTTTTAACATAGGCATATATATATCATAAGGAATATATTCTAATACGTCCTCGTCCCTATCTATACATACATCAAAAATATAAAACCTACGCCAAGCATCGTCTCTATAAGTTTTTAAACTGTGAGGAACAAGCCATTCCCCAAACAACCTATGATTTGGGTGTTGAATAAAATAGTCTGTAATACGTGTGTCTTCTAGCATAGCGTTGTAAAACCCAACATTATCATTTTCTATACTTAAAGTTCTGTTGCGACTACCAGCGCACAATTTACTATCTGTATCGAGCCACAATGAACCATTTGTACCATCTATTTTATAAAATATATAACAATTGCCAATTTCAATACCGTTGGTTTCATCTGTTCCAAATCTCTCTACATGTTGATATTTTTGAAATTCCATTAAATTTCTCCTCACATTAAATTCACAGCTTTAATCAATATAGTCTAAGTTTTCATCTTCGTCTAGCGATGGGTTGATTATTGATAAAATCTCCCATAGCGCAGTTTGGTAATCTGAATTATCATCAAAATATAATACATTATTTGCTATTTTATTAATCTGATATAAATCTTTTAGCGCGGACTTTATTAATGCTTCTTTATCTAAATATTTACTCATTGTGTACTTATCCATTATTTTATCCCCTAATTAAAATTCTAATTTTATTGATACATTGCATTTTGTAATTGCTCTTTACTTATATTAAATGCGCCCTTTTCAGCCGCTTCTATATCTCTTTCGTCTATAAGGTGTTCGAGATATCTTTTAGTAGTTTTAACATCCTTCTGTCCTAATCTGCGCCCTATGGTTAAAATATCATTTCCTTGCGATCTAAGCATAGCGGCACATGTATGACGCAATTTATGCGGAGTTATTTTTTTGTTAATTTCCGCTCTTTTAGCGATGCGCTCCACCAACCCATAGATGCCAGATGTGCTGTATTGTCTTTTCATATTAGATATAAACAAGTATTCTATATCATCATTTCTTGTATCAAGATATTCATTTATGGCTTCAGCAGTATGAGACCCAACAGCTAACACTCTTTCTATATTACCCTTTTCTATAACTCTTAGCCTTTTGCCATCCCAGTCTGTTTTCTTCAAATTACATAATGCAGATTCACGCATTCCAGTATCAAGAAAAGTTATCATAAGCGCATAATTCTTTATTGATTTAGATGCTTCATTTAAAAACTGTAACCCCTCATCAATCGTCATATGTACTGATAATCTCTCTGGTATTTTTCTAATTTTCTTAAAAGTTTTTTTGTGTATAATAGGGCAATTGTCTGTTATGCCACTTTCATTTAAAAACTTATAGAAATTATTGATTGCCATAAACCGTCTGTTAGCAGTAGCAGGAGAATCTAACTTTAGAAAACCATCAACGTCTTCAGTTGTTATTTCTTCAGGATTTTTGCCAACAACATCTAAAAATTTAACTATATCATTACAATATGACTCAATCGTATAGATTGAATTAATCCCAGCAGATGATTCACAATTTCTTAAATTTTTAAGTTCATTTTTATATTGATTTACATAATCATTCATCGACAATTACCTTCTTTTATTTGATACCCTTATTATACTACATATACCTTAATTTGTCAATGTGGTATTTATATATTATTTAATATTTTTTTAAATCTCTAAACAGAATTTAATTCTTCAAAAAATAATTTAGCAAATTCTTTCCCAGTTCTCTCAATTCTTATTTTTAACAAACAATTGCCATATTTAGGATTTTTGGTAACAAAGGTGCCCAATTGCTCTTGGTTAATAGGACATCCTTCGCATCCATATAGGCGTAAGCGGTTAGCACATTGCTCTGCCATAAGCCTCATGCTATCCGCCTCCTTAGCTACCTCGCTAGATGTTTTTTTATTCACATAATCGCCCTCTATTAATAACAAAAATAAGTCGTTGTATGTCCATTATTTATAGCCTTCCAAACGCCCTTGCTTTGTTTAAATTCTGCCTGAAAGAGAATGTTGGAGGGGCAAAACCTTTCGCCCTCTAAGAGCCGTTTAGCGTTCGCTATTGCCCTTGCGGTAGGCGTTCTTTTTATCATGCCATTTGTAACGCACGCATATTGCCCCGATTGGTAAATAACTCCACGTATTGTATTTGGGAAGCCACTACTAGCTACCCGATTTAATACTACATTGCCCACCAATAATTGTTGTTCGTCCGAACAATAATCGGCTCCTGCCTCTGCTTGGATTAATCTAGCCAATAAATCCAAATCCTCTGCTGTATATGACACTTTTGTGCTAACAGAAGAGGTTGGTGTTGGCGTCGATGGCACCGACGTTTGTGTCGGTAAGACAGTTTCTATTGCCTCCGTTGGTATTGAGGATACAATAACCTGTATCGTTTCTATTGTTGTTTCTGTCGGTATTGATATAGCCAATATAGAATTGGACTGAGTATTTATTGTACTTGCCGCCATAGATAAAATAACTATACTTATAGTCATAAAGATAGCAAATCTTTTAATAATTGCCATTAGAGACCTCCTTTAATTTGAAATAAAATTCCCCATTTATTTTTTTTGTTTACAATACATATATATAATTACTGCCATCATAATGGCTAATAAAATTAGCCCACAAATTATTTCTTTTAAATATATTCCAACCAAACACAAAATTGCCGTTGACATTTTTATAATCCTTTCAATTAAAACCTAGATTTTATTTATCTTTTTCAATAAGTTTGTCCCAATATTTGTCTTCTTTTTTAAAGTGTCTTTTAAGTAATATTTTTATTATCCAATGCGGAAGAAGTGAATGTTTGCAAGGTGAATATATATCTTTTTGCAAGATACACTCCTCTTCGAATTCATCATAATTAAACGACATACGATAAAAAGCAGGGCATGTTTCACATCTCTTCTCCATTGTGTCGTATAATTTATCTAACATACTCTTCCTCTTTTATTCCAAGCGTCTATAGCTTGTTGAATTGCTTCTTCGGTAGCATTTCTGTAGTTTTGCTCATTACATAATATTCTTGTACCATATGCATTGCATTTTTTACAATATATGGCTACTTTTCTTTTCCCCTGCTTCCAATCCGTAGTCGCTGTTTTGTTCGATATTCCTAATTTATTACTACCGCAGAAAGGGCAAGGCTTTAGCTTTTCGTTACTCATTATTATTTACCTCTTTAAATTTAATTTCTAAAACTTCCTCTAAGGCTTTATAAATTATAGGTATTCTATCTTTGTTAAACTGTTGTGCAACCGCAATATCAGCCAGTGCCCTTTTTAGCATTTCTTCTTTTGTATCGCATGTCATATAATCTTCTTTATAAGTCATTGTTATTTACCTCCCAATTACTATCAAGCTCTTGTCCACAATGTCTACAATATAAGTTTGCTCTAGTAACATAATTACCGCAATTAGGACAACTAGCTTCTACAATTAAATTAAATGCATTTGATTTTGGGTTTACGACCTTCTTAGCAATGTGCTTTTCTTCTTTTGCAAGTTCGAGAGCTTCTATTGCTATTTTAAAAGCTTCTACTACTCTTGTTTTTCCATTTCTTCTAGTTGCGTACAATGGTTTCATATCGCACTCAAATACTTGCTCTAACGTGATTTTTGCTTCTTCGTATATATTCATTAAACCCACCTACTTATTTTTTTTTGATATTTTTTCATAAGCCTCGTCAAGTTTTTTGCATATTTTATTACTTATTGATGGTTCGAAATAACTATAATCTCTATAACCTCCATAAGCCTCTGCAATTTCATGTATACGTTCTGGTCTTTCTTCCTCATCACGTTCCAAAACCTCTAGTATTCTTTTGTAATGGGGTAGCCATGTTTCTGCTTCAAGTCTTGTTACAAGCCTGCAAGTAAACGTATGCACCTTTTCATCTTCTTTTGTGTAAGAAATACGATCTTTATAAAGTGCTATTTTATTTTTTACAAGCTCTATTGTTTCTTCGTATTTATTTCCCATCATTACACTCCCTATACGTTTGTATATTTAATCATCAATTCTTGGTTGTGCGCTTCTAGCCGTGCGATTGTATATTGTAAATGCTCAATTTTTTGTTCTTTTTTTTCAACTAAAGACTGACAAATATCTAACTCTTGTTCTAACTTCCAATTTTCATATACTAAATCTTGGCATTTATCTGTTAGTGTTTTATTAGATTCTTGAAGCATTTTTATCTCAATAGGTGTAAGCCCTAAACCTAAAAACTGTTCATATTGTTCTTGATCATAATTACTCATTAATAACCCTCCTTATTTAAATAAATTGCATCTTTTAATTGATCATATTGTCTGCTTGTCCAAATAAACTGTGTGTTTTATTTTTATTAATCGTGTAAAATGTCAAAGTTTAAAGTGGTAGAACGTGGTACCGATGGTGTAATTTCTAAATAGGAATTTGGTTGAACATCAAATTTTGTCTCTTTTACATACTCTTCGCTATATTCATCATAAATTTTATGTCGCAGTTTTTCTCCTAGGTCTCTAAGCTCAGGATTAATATAATAATCCCAAAGTTTTTCATCATCATCTTTACACTTATAGGCAATGATATTATCGTATTTATCATAATAATTTGTTTTATATTTGTATATGCTAGGTGGCATATCTGCCCACCCATTATTTTCATTATATCTATCTTGGGTACTAGCAGTTATAAAACCAAAAAACTCACTTTGATTTACTTTAATATAATCTGGTATATTTTTTTTAATCAAATCTCTTGTTTTATAAGTTAATATAGCCGTTCCTTTTCCTATTGAATATTTTTGTTCGCTCATTATTCTACCTCTCCAAATAAAATCTCGAATTTATTCACACGTATATGCAACCCAGCCATTGTTGTATCTATCTAGTTGTAGGTAAATTGGCATTTCAGAGCCAAGGCTATAAAATACTGCGTATCCGTATTCCCAACAGCTTGCCACTTCCATACATCCAATATCTTTTGCGCTTTCTATCCAAACAGGAGAACCAACCATCTGCTCTAATTTATCTAACGGAATTATACCTTTCCCTTTCATTTTAACCCTCCAATAACTTTATGATAGTATATATTAACATTATACACCATAATATGGGTATTTGTCAATATTTTGGTAACATTTTAAGATAAAAAATATATGATAGAACATACGTTTTATTCTTTATGCGTTAAAATAATATTTTTATTTAAAATAAGTTCGCATCATTCTCTTCGCAAGTATATTGTTGTAAATCAATATCCCAATCTAAGTCTTCGCCAATATTACCATCATTTTTACAATTGTTATAATATATTAAGAATGGGCTTCCACAACATCCACATCCACCAATCTCAATATGATATTTAATCGTTAACGCTGATAACTCAACTAAAAATTCTTTTAATTTAAAATCCATTTCTATCTCCTTCCAAATAAAACAACGGTTTTAACTATCAATATCTTCTACAATAAGTCTCACCCTAGTTTTTTCTCCAACATATCCAGTTAATAACTGTGCATTAACTAAAACATTATATAAATCTAAATATTGCCCATCATCTGTATCAATATATAATTCGCCATCGTGCCCTGCATATAAGTCCCCACTTAATTCTATTTTCATGTTTTTATTCCTTTCGTCTTCGGTTAAAACGACCCTTCTATTCATATTGTTCTTTATATCGCTTTTCTTTTTCAAGATTGTCTCTTTGCCACTTTAACGCTCCCTGTGCCTTCCTCCTTCTAATTGGGTTTTGAAAAAAGGCATAGGAGGCTTTAATATCATCAGCTAAAGTCGGTGTTTTTTTAGCACTTTGTTTTTTGGGCAATTTTTTAGTTTTTTGTTTTGATTTTTTTGGATTGTGCAGAACTAACGGTGGCTCTGGTAAACCTTTAACGTGCCTATATTCCTCCTCTGTTAAAGATGCCTTTTCTCGGTTACAATCCAAACAACATACTCTTAAATTCCGTGGGATAGTCTCTCCCCCACGACTTAATGGGGTTAGGTGGTCGATTGTGCATTCTTTTTTTGTTAATGACTTTCCACAGTAATAACATCTTAATTCAGAGCTATCCTTAATTTTCTTTATTGACGTTTTGTATTTGCTACGACCCCTTACTCTTTGTGCCTCAGTCATTTTTTTAAAATTTCCTTTTGTGTTATTAAACTTCGCCCTGAAATTTTTTAAATAATTCAGCCATTGTCATATTATTTTGTGCTGCCAAATCAACAGCTAATGCACATACGTTTTTCTCCATGCTTGATCCCATTTCTTCGCAAAAATATTCTAATAAATCTGAATATTCTCTGTTTGGGAACCACCTATCTTCTGGATCTTCTTCTTCCATTACCTCTTCACGTCCAACACTGTCCCAAGCCTTAATATAATGATGATTAATGTTAAATCTTTTTGTGACTTCCCCTGCATTTGAACCTTTTGCTGATCTCCACCAACCCCATTCGTCTTTCCAGTCCTTGTCCGATGTGTTACACATCGTTATAAAGTCTTCATCTGAAACTTCCCACACCTTGTAATATTCACCATTGTATGTCTTTGTTGTAACAATACCTAATTCTGATAAATTTAATTCTCCACCTAAAATTTCGACCATTTTTAATTTACCTCACTTTTTATATTTTTTTAATAAATAAATTGCGTAATTTATTGCTTATTTTTATATTCAACATAACACTTATCGCAAAGCACTCTGCCGTCTTTAACTTTATGCATATCAGCCCATTTTATAGCCTGTTGCTTGCTATGTACATTTTCTGACCAACTATCGGGTGCAGTATCTTCTATTCCGCAATTATCACATTTAACTGTATATTGTGTCGTTTGATAACTTGTGACACCCATAAGTTTCACTCACTTTCTATCTCACCGAGGTCTATGTCCTTTGCTGTTATAGAAACTCCAACATTATTGGCAATACATTTAATATCGTACTCTATATAATCCTCAATAGGACAATATTTTTTCGGATTATACCCCAACATTTTTAATATGTCATAATATAACTTGCCACCATTGGTTTTATATTTCTTTTTAAATATATTAAACATTTTGTCACTCCCTATCAAATAAAATTGCTTTTTTATTCAATCTAAATATTTTTCTGCTTCTTCCTGTTGGTCTCTGTCTATATAATAACCATATAAGAAATCTTTTTGTCTTTTTGTTAATGGTTTAATACTACTTGACGTTACCATCGCTAATCCTTGCGTAGGATTATGAAGTAATACAAACCCTTTTGCATAAACAAGAAAGTCTCCTTTTGAACCACACCCGAAAGGAAGTTTTTCATTATAATCCATATATTCATATTTGAGTCTATTTTTATTTACGTAGTCATCTGCCCAATCTTGATGGTCTCCAAAATCAGAAGGATAAAATTCGCCCTGTGGAGATAGCCAACCATAGTTATCATTATATCTTTGCGCTTTTAAAAAATTATCAAGTAAATCATCGCCATCTGTAGAAAAGTCTCGCACCGACTTATAACTTTTATCAAGTTGAGCTTCAGCTTCATCGGCTCTTTTATATGAAGATTTAAGAGTATTTGTTAATGTTTTAAAAAGTGAAAGTGTAACATTATCGTCTTCAACGCCATAGGTATCGTTTCTTGTATTACCTGTTAGCTTTTGTTTACCTATTATAATATTTGACGCTATCTCTTTGCGCTGATCTATGGACAAACTATCGGACACTAGACAATCTAATAGTAATTCCTCAACTACCTCATAAGGCTTTCCTTCTTTGTAAAACCATGAACGAACAAGTTCTGTTATATAATCGCCCGATATATCAAATGTAACGGTTTTATATTCTTTGCCTGTTTGCTCATCAACCTCAAACCCATCATTATCTATTAAATTCATTTCTAATACCTCCAATTTAAAATATTTTTTATTCGTTATATTTAACTATTGCATCTTCTATGTTATCAAAGTCATATATTGTTCCGCCTTTGCCAACCTGAAAAAACATCTTCATTTTACCAAAATCATAAATGCCATCTAATCCCTTACGGTCTCCGCTACTACTCGCAATAGTAAATCTATGTTTAAAATTTGCTAGTTCTTGAATATTAATTGTATGTATCTGTAACATCATTTTAATCTCCTTTATTCTCACTCATGCTCGTTTATCCTCGCTTATGCTCAACATAAATGTCAATAAAATCCCCATTTTATTTCAGTATTAATTTAATTTGTTCATCAAGTATTTTTAATTTTATATCAAACGTTTTATATCTTTCTATTGACCTTTTTGTTTTCATGCCCTTATAAAAGATTTTTGCATTCTTTACTGCTTCCTCATAATCGTTCTGCTGAATATTATAAGCAATTAATTTATAAAAATTATCTAAAAATTCTTTCATATTATATAACTCCTTCGGGTGGCACAATAGTTGTGCTGTTATACTGTTTCGGGCAAGGATAGCAGTCAAAATATCTATCACAATCATCAACTTGTACTTTTAAAAGGTCGCAGATACATGTATAATCGTCAATACTCATATCCCAAATATGAAAATGGACACAGTCTTTGCCCCAACAATCTTTTGGAAATTTATCGCTCATATTTTTATCCTCTCGTGGCATAGTTTTCTCGCTGTTACTTTGTTTATTTTATTTGAACAAGAGTAAGACTTTGAATGCGTTCTCTGTAATAACCAACAATTATATTAGGTGAACCTTGAATATGCGTAGAGAGCTTATCTCCATTTACTAATTCCATTTCTATATGCCATTGTTGATCCCAACAGTCATAATTATCCTTTAAAATCGTAGACATCTCACATAACAAACACTTGTTATCCATAATATTAACCTCATCATAAGTAAAATTATTTATATTTTTGCATTTATATTTATGTCAACAAGGCTGTTATTTTTCAAGTCCAATTTTCTGTCGGATAGTTTTTATTACAGCATCGACTTTTTGCTCGTCTTCAAATCTATAATACCCACTACCATCTGCATAATCCAAATAAGTATAACCATTAATTAAAGAAATTAAATCGTGTCTATCGTCCACCGTAATATAACCTTCCACATAATTTTTCCAAAATAATTTACCTAATAATTCCGTCAATGCTTGGTGTACTCTACCTTCTTCTTGCTCAATAGCTTCTTCTAATTGAAATTTCATTTGTGTAGCCCTTCACTATTTTATTAGTTGTTCTAATCCTATCCCCGCAAACGCACATAGTCTTATAGCACTCTCAAACACTGGTTTATTACCCCCACGCTTTGTCCATGCATAGACTGCATGTATTGTTGTTCCTGTTTTATCTGCTATTTGCTGGGCTTTATATGGTCTTAATAGCTCTGCTATATTCAATCTTATTGTCTCTTTTGGTGTTTCGTTATACTTATCTATTGTTTCTAATATTTGTTGTACCGTTGCATCCTGCATTAAAATTCCTCCATTTTTATTGTCTATTACCTCTCAATAGCTCTAGTAAATGGTCATTGTCTGCTTTAACCTTTTTACATTCCTCAAACCAATAACTTTCGCCACGTTCAAAAGGCTCTAGTCTCGCTACTAATTCTTCGTTTTCTTCTATTAATCTTTTATTTTGTTGCAATATTCCATCTTCAATTATATACATTTAATTAACCCCTTTTCTATATTATAACACTAAATATCTAGTATGTCAATCATTATTTAGGCATATTAATTCTCCTTCTGCCGAGCTACGGCTTTGTTACTGTTATAGATACCACAGCTTAACCCCAAAGTCTAAATATTGTATTTTACATTTGCTTAAATTTATTTCCCTGTCTCTTGCCCACTCTGTAGCTTCTTTATCCGTAGAGAAAATCATTATCATAATGTGTTCTCCTTCGTAATAAATTATTAATTCTATTCACTAAAACTCACAAACACTATCCCAATATCCAATTTTTTCTCCGTCTGGGTTATAAATTATGCCATCATCATGCTGTAGTTCATTCATTTCTAACATAATGCCGTTGACTATTTCTGTTATTGCATTTTCATGGTTTCCATCTGCAAAAATATCATGGTCTGTATCAAATTTAATTATAAACATGGATTAACCCTCCTTTATTTCGTAACCAATCACATCAACAACATCTTTATCAAAAAACTCTGCAACCTCTTTTGATTCTTTCCCATATTTGTGTTCTAAGCAATCAAGCATAAATTCTAAGTCCTTATATTTTTTTGTTCTTCTATCCGCTATTTCAGCCATAAACTTATAAACCTTCATATTATAAAACCTCCATTTTATTTAGCATTCTTGTTCTTCTATTCCATAAATTACAATTGAGCTTTCATGGTCAACCTTGCTCTCCGATATAATTTTATAAAATCTAGCTAACGCTTCGTCTTTTGTTTCGTCTTCGTTCATTGTTAGATAAAATCCCATGTGTACATATAATTCTTTTTCTTTCATCGTGGCACAGCTCTCTTTCTGTTATACTATTCTGACTCAATATAAACTTTATTAGGTATTCCGAACATTTCAAAGTAGTGAGTGATGCCAGTTTCAATAAGCTCCTTTTGTTCCTTGTCGGGCTTATCGGAAATATCAATCAAGCATGTATCCATTCCGTAGCCACCAATCATAATCATATTGTTATCATAAAAATCTTGTTTTTCAATTCTGCGCCAAGTATTCTCTTCTTCGTCTTCGCAAAAATCAAACCCCTCGCCTATTTCAAAATTTATGGCTTCTTCAATTATCTCGTTAAGTGTTATTGGTTTTAACATTTTTAAATCTCCTAATCTTTAATACCTTTGCTGTTATACTATATCTCAACCCCAAAAGGGATTTCAATATTATTTGTTTTTAAGGTCTCAATAATTTCTATATATCTTTTTTCTTCTTGCTCCGTTAGGTTGATATCTTTATCTTGCTTATGGACATAATCTGAAAGTTCGTCTAATAGTTCGTCAAAATTATATATCATAATCAATTCTCTCCTTCTAATTAAAAGCTTCATTTTATTAAGATTCCATATCATACATTTTAAAATCTTCATCATCTTCTGGGTTTAACAACATTGTTGTCATATAGTTCCCGTTATCAATAATATCTTGAATAATATAACCATTTGAAATATCTTCCCATATTGCTTGCATCTGTATTAAATTTGTTTTAAATTCTTTTTCCATGAATAAAAACCTCCTTTTATTCACTTATATTGTAAAATTCATCTATTATATAATAATCGCTAAATGTTTCTATAGCTCGGATTATACTGCTTTCTAAAGTGTCTCCCATTCTTTCTAATTCCCATATACCATTGACATTTACAAATTCGTCAGTATACGTTATTTCCCAAACCTTATCAAGCAAAACAGGCTTATCAAATTTGCTTTTTCTTATTTTGTTTTTTATCGTTTCTAATTCTGTTTCTGTTAAGGTTATATCCATTTGAAACCCTCCTTTAATCCATATAATCTTTTATTATTTGTGCTTTGGTCTCCGCTATAAAATCATCTTGCTTTAAAAACTCTTTTATGTGCCTTAGTGTTGTGTCGCTGAATGTACCAAAAACCTTTGCTGTTTCTCTCTCTGTGTCAATCTCTGCTACGATTGTGTTATAGCTTCTAAGCCTTTTGATATTGCCCTCTTGCTCTACTCTTGCCTTACTATAAAAGCTTGCTCTGCTGTCGTATCTTGCATCTAATTCATAACTTATCATTGTGTTACCTTCTTTTAAATTTATTTGCAAGGGGCTTGTAACCTTGCCACCGCATTACCGACCTAAAAGGTCGTTACTCTGCTGTTACTCTATATCTTCGCATGTCATTTCGATATCTTCTTCGTCTTGCTCCTCCTCTTGAAATATTACGGTGCAACCATAATAATTTTCTTCGTCTCCGTCTGTCATACCTTCTAATTCGTCTATTAAATTTGTTCGTTCTCCGTCTTGATAATCGCTAAAACCGCAGTCATAAGCTATTTCGTCTACGCTCTTAAAGGCTTGTGATGCGCTGTAGTCTATTCCGCATATGTTTACGTCTCCAAAACAATCGTCTAGCATGTTATCATATTCGTCTTCGTCTATGTAATCTATTAAATAGTCTCCTGCTTCGTCTGCTGTATTAAATTCTTCTGTGCCGTCTATAATATATTTTGCCATTTCTGTTATACCTTCTTTCATTATTTATTATAGTATTAGTATACCATGTTATATATAGTATGTCAATACTATATATAAAATATTCTTAAATATTTTTCTGTTATCCAATGCTATTTTTAATCCCTACAATGATTGCTGTTATGCCTATTAGCGCATCTATAGTCAATAATATTTTTGCTTTTCTTGTCAAGACTGTTTCCTTCTTTCGTGATAAAATATTCTTTTTAATCGTTTCCAAGTATGTCATTAGGATTAATATGTAATATTGAAGCGATAACCCTAGCTTTTATTAGGCATTCTTCTTGTTGCTTCTCCAGTTTGGATTCTTCTTTTGTGCCGAGTATATCACCGTTCCAAGCCTGTATAGTTTTTCTATAAGCTGTTTTAAACGCTAAGTATGCTTGCTTTAAATCATTTTCTTTTAAGCAAATATGCCCTATATTTTCACAAACTTTTGCATTTTCATTTTCTAAATTATATTTCATTTTTACCCTTCTTTCATGAGCGACAAAACTGTCGCTGTTATAATAAAATCTGTTTTTTATTCTGTTATTTGATCTTTAAATTTATCATATAATAATAAAAAGGCATATGTTATAGTATAATAATTATCTTTCATAGTCTCGAACCCTTTTCTTAGTTCTATCATATCTTCGAAATGATTATCATTAAATTTTATTAGGTCAATAGCTTCGTTAATGGTTTCTTTTTCGTATTCCTTAAACGTTTTTTTTATTTCCTTTCTTGCTAAACTGCATATAGTTTGCTGTTACTGCATATATTATATAGAATATAATGCACCTATTTTGATTTTTGCCTTTTAAAATGCTTATTTTATTAAAAACTTAATGCAGATAGATTTTTTTGTAATCCCCTACATACAATATTAATCCAACAATCTGGTGTATCATCATAACTTGATTGAATATAAACTTCTACAACTGTAATTTTTGACAAGTCTATTTTTTTAATTGCTGTCGGCAATGAAATCATATTATATTTGTTGTTTACATCTACAACGTTTATAGTGTAATCATTTTGGTTTAATACTTTTACTAACGTATTTAATTGCATTTTATAACCCTCCATGTGTGACAGCTTGCTTGCTGTTACGCTATTTTTTTATTTAAGGCTGTTAAGCACTTATTGAAAAACATTAATATATAATGTTCTCCGTAAACGCTTTAAAATGTTACGTTGTTGTATTGTTTTTGCGTTATTTCGCCATTTTTACATAAGCTATCTATAAAATACGACCATTCCAATTGAACTTTGCAATAATCGTCTTTTCTAGCTTTACGGTATGCGTTATAATCTCCGTTGTATATCTCATTAATAAACCTACTTTTTATAGTCATTTATAAACATCTCCATATTTTTATTTAATGCCTAAAGCACTCTATATTATATATTGCTTGCTGTTATACAATATATAATAACAACGCTTTAATTTGTACGATATATATAATATTCTCCTTCTTCGATTTCTTCCCCGTCATATCCGCTCAAAAAATGCCCTCTGCCGTCTGCTTCAACTGCGTCCGAAATAAATTCGTCAAGGTCTATTATAATTGCTTTTACAATTTCGTTTGCATTTTCGCAAAGTTCGCTTTGCATTGTTTGAAACGCTTTTAGTGTTTTCTCTGTATAATTCTCTAAATTAGAATGATCGAGTATAAAGTCTGTATTAAATGCCCACAATAATTCTTTTATTTCTTCGCTTGTTTTGTCTTCTGCTTCTTCATCTGTTAATACTAAAAATTCGCCTTGTTCTGTTTCAAAATTATTATTATCATATCCGTTTTTTATTTCTGTTTCTTCAATGTTTAAAAATTTTGCTAATGCTTCTATTTTGTTCATGATAAAACCTTCTTTTTATTTATTAATAGTCATGAGCTATATTTTGCTAGCTGTTATAGACTATTTTATAATTCGCTTTGTCGGTCATTGACTGCAACAAAGCAAACTGGTAAAATATTCTAACTTTGTTCTGCTCCTTCCTTTTTTTTTGTTATATGTATATATTCGCCATAACTTTTTAAAATCCTGCTTATTTACAAAATTTACATTTTATTTTATTTTATTGACTTGGATATTTTCAATTTTGCATTGTTCTATTAGTCCTTGCCATATTGGATAGATTGCAAATTTTTCTTTTGCTTCCTTGCAAGTTTTGCTTTGTGTTGTACTGCAAACATAGTTATTATTATAATAAATGTCAATTTTTTTCATGTTCTTTCCCTTCTTTCCTGTTAAAATAGATATTTTATTTCGTGAGCTACAAAATATTTTCTGTTACGTGAGCTATGCAAGGTCGGCTGTTACCTATAGGCAATCCGACAAGGTTAATCAGTTGATTAGTATGTTGGTTCATTAGTCAAGTAACTAACTAAAATTTTACATATTAATAAGTGACTTTTAATTCGCAAACATTACAATTATAACGTGTAACCATATTATCATTATTAGTAATTAAGTAACCATTACAGCTAGTAGTAATACTTTTAATATTCCACAATGTAATAAAATGCCTTTTAAAAAATGTGCCTTTTTTAAAAACTTCAACAATCATTTTTTATATACCTTCTTTATTTTATTAATAATCATTAGATTATTTTAACTAGCATACTAACATCAGTATGCTATAAAAGCAATCTAGCCAATTATTAGCCACATTTCAATATAGGCAATATAAACACATGCAAGAACTAGCATAAAACATAATGCACCATTAATATAATATAATGGGCTGTCTTGTCTTACTCTGTACTTTTTCATTTTTTACACCTCATTTTTTTAATTTTTTCTGTTATACAAAATACATTTTGTTGTCTATTTCAAGGCTTATAGCGTCTTGTTTTAAATTGCTTTTTAAATAATTGGCAATACTTAAAGTTTCTTTTATCGCCTTTTCAAAACTTTCATTGTTTACATAAGCAAATATAATATTGACTTTTTCGGTCACATTGCCGACCGTTTCAGAGTGCCAAAACCCTAAAGCACTAGTTATTGTTGCGCCACCACATACAGCCGTTAAACGGCTTGCAGTTTCGTTTATGTATTCGCTATTGTCGATTGTTTCATTAATATTTATTGTACTTGGCACGTATATGCTTATTTTATGGTTTAGCGGGATAAATTGTTTAAGTGCTTTATTGTTCATGGTTTTTTATTTCCTTTCAAATTTAAGTTATTAAAGTAATGCAAGTTAAGCTATTTTAATATGTTCTATCTTCGATTCCGTTTTTTATGCCGTCTAAAATATCAAGCCTTCCATAAAGACAATTTACAATAATTATTTTGTTAGCTTGTGTTAGTTTGTTTTTGCTTTGTAAGTTGTTTAAAGCTTTTTCAAGTTCTGCTATTTCTTTGTTGGTTTCTGCTAATTCTTCTTCATATTGTACTAACATTGTTTAACCTTCTTTACTATTTATTAAGTGTATTAATAACACTTTATAAACCTTCTTTAATTTATTTATATATTACATAATATATATTAGATACTACTATCACAAAATAGTAATATCTATATACTTTATATAGTATAGCTTATATCTTAGTCATGCGCCTGTATTAGCTTTATTGCACTTGGTACGCTCAATGCATACTTTGCCATGCTACAATGCCCACAATTAGCTCATAAGTAAGGTATAAAATATTTAATTGTCAAACCGTCACGCTAACGTATGAGCCAAGCGGTCAACCGCTAATTTATTGCTATCTATGCGCTATTATCCAGAGTAGTTACAAGCAAACATAGTACAAAAATTAGTAAAAACAATCAAGGTGCAGAGTGTGTGCCACTCTTATATTGTCAATTATATAGTATAGTATATAGTATATCAATACTAGTATAGGACTATACATGCTTGTATATGGTATATATGGTAAGTATGCTCAATATAGCTCCTATTATCTGCCATTTGCTACTATTTACTACGTTTATTAAATATATATATTGTCGTTTGATTATTAATAAGATAGCAAAGTGTAGCAATCAATTACAATGGCATTTTAAGCGTTTTAAAGGGCTTTAGTATGTGTTGATATAAACATATTAAGGGATTTTTTATGTGGTTTAGAATTAATATTGTGACGTTGGTTTTTATAATGTGCATAGATTGTTGTATGATTATGCATAGTATTGTATATTTATACAGTATATAAAAGTATAAAAAAAAGAGAATTACATTCTCTTAATATTCGCCCATTTTGTTTTTTTAAATAATTCGTATAATGTTTTATTTATTCTTTTGCCCTTCATAAATATAAATGGATTAACAATATAGGCAAATTTTTTAGTCCCCGTTTTGTGTTTGCCTAAAATTTCTTTTTCAACTAAGCTTAATAATAATCTATCTATTGTTCTTTCCGTTTGTTTGGTTTCTTGTATCATTATTTCCCTTGTTAGTAGTTGTCTATTTTTCTCTAATATTCCGTCATCATAATTTATATACTGTATTAGATAATATAAAAATAGGCTTTCTTTACCTGTCAAATCTTCGGATAAGTCAAATAATACATTACTAAATATTTTTATAAATGGTTCGTTTTTATTTAATTCTATAGAATTAATATATTTATCTATGGATGTACTTCTAACTATTCTATCGCCCTGTTGAATTTCTCCCGTAATTGCTCCCGTATCTGTATCAACTACTATGTGCATTGTTTATCCCCTTTTCATTAGTTACAGTCATTTTTTGACTGTAAAACGCCTAGTTACAGTCAGTTTTTGTCTGTAACTTTTGGCTGTAATCCAGTCATACCAGTACTTTTTGTATTTTGCTCTCTCTTACTCTTAATACATTAATAATCTACTCTATATTTTGTATTTTCTAAACACTTTATAATTGATTTTTCTATGTTAATATTTTTATTTTTACTTAAAGTTAATACATTATGCACAGAGAATATTATACTTTCTCGCCATCTATTTTCAATTTTTGTATAACTTAACTTAAAATAGACTTTAGAATTGAAAGAATAACTTTCTATATAAATACTGGGTTTAAGAGTATCTAATATTATTTTATCTTTGTTCTTTTCAAACCAATAATATTCAAGGATATAGTGATAAATGGGTAGTATCTTTAATAGATTAATCTTTCTTTTCAATTGTTTTGTGCCGTCTAAATACGGTAATTTTATTATAATATTCTTAAATGTATTTCTATATATTAAATAATCTTTAAGGAGTTTATTAAACTTTTCATTGTCTGGAATAATAGGCTCTTTTTGATTAACAATAGATATATTGTAACCGTTATTAATACTATCGTATTGTTTAATATAATAGCTTTCTTTGGATGGCAATTGCTCTAGATTTTCAATGGCTTCTAAGGTTTTATATATAAATGATTTATGGTCATATATATTCCAATCTATTTGAAACTTATAAGAATGATGTTCATTGCTATTTAATAATTGTTTGTGTTGTTTGATTCTCTTTTCTATATTGGTGCTACTGCCTATATAACATTTGTTATTTACTTTGTTTATTATCTGATATATACCCTGCATATTAGTCCTTCCTTTACTTGTATGTATTACCTTATATTATATCATATTATGGTGTGTATTGTCAAATGTGGAAGTTATACACAATGTGTTGATAATGTGTGGATAAGTATAATTAATAGTATATAGTTATGTAGTATACAGTATATATCGTGAGCATATAAGAGTATATAGAAGTGTGTATATGTGATATATACAATATGTGTAATAGTTAATTGTAATACTGGTTACATTTTAAAGTCATCTCAGAAATTCGGCTTGTTACCCAAGAAATACACCAAAAAACAGTAATAAAACAACACAAAGCAAAGTACAGCCAAACACTAGCAAACAACAATAATATACTAAGCTATACAGCTTTAAAATGTGCAATATCTGAACTTGTCTAAAATAATTACCATATTTTAGTTAAATATAGCCTTAAAACAAGTGTATAATGTACCGTTATAATGTGGTTTGGGTGCATATAGTGCTATATAGTGTAGTGGGGGGTATTTTACAATAATAAATACCATAAATTCCCAAATACCCGTATAGCACATTCATCCACACACAAATATCCAAATTCCACCAATTCAAATATCCCGACACTCACCAACAAAACCCCACCAAACTCCCCACATCCCAAACATTTCCAATTTCCCCGACAAATCCCACACAAAAATAAAAACATTAATACTTGCATACTATTTTTATCACTGGGCACACTAATATAAAGAAGGTGATAAAATGATACAACTATGGCTACGACACATTATCAAGCAATTGGCAATCAAAAAACAAAAACAACGTAACCAACAATTAAAAATAAATAATTGCTTAGAAAAAATAAATAAACAACGTATATAATCAGCATAATTGGACATAATACTAACAATACAACAAATCAACACACAAAATAGCACAGCCACGCAACAAAAAAATCCACACCAAAATGATGTGAAATAAAAAAAACATAAATAACACAAGTAAAAATATATTATATAATATATTATGATTCCCAGACAAACTAAGGACACCCAACATTACAACTAAACATGCAAATTCAAACAACCAGTTAATTGAACATAGTTTTAATGCACATTTTGATAAATAGAATGAATAGTTCTATTTATTTTATTGCACAAACATATATAACTTGTCCCACAATACACAATGAAATTATCTAATAGGTCATGAATTGTGACCCATAACATATTAACTATATATATAATATTATATATATTAATAGTATTATAGGTATTATATATATAACTATATAACTATATTATAATATATATATTATATAATTATATATATGTTATGAGTCATTAATTGTGACCTATTGACAAAATTAACCTGTTGGTGGTATACTTAATCAGTCATTAATAATGACCTATAACATATGTATATAATATTATAATTATATCTAAACAATATATACTTAGATTATTATATATAACTATATTATTTATTATAAATATTATTATATATAATATAACTATAAAGTTAATATATATTATAAGTCATGATTTGTGACTCTTTAGGAGGTGTAATATGACAGGTAAATCTGCCCCCACATTAATATATTCTACTGATAAAGGCTTAAACAAGGGGTTTTATCAAATACCACAATCTTTTATGCAAGTCATATTTAAGCACTTCTCATATAATCAAGCTAAGATATTATTGACTCTATGCGGTACTAAAGCTGGGTTTAAACCTTCAGCTAAATGGATGACTCAGCAAACTGGACTTGCCAGTAATGTTTATTTCAAAAATAAAGCAGAACTTATAAAACAAAATTATATTGTCTATGACGCTGCCAAAAATACAATTTCAATCAATTATGAAAAAATCTATGCTATGCTATAAATTTCCTTACTGGAATACTGTGCTATCTCAGAAGGTTTTCGTATGCTCTAAGCGTTTTTATATCACTTTAGGTATAATCTATCCACCAGCACATTAAATTCAAAACAGGGGGTAAAAACTCTCAAAAACATATGCCTATATCAATACATGTAAATTTTAAAATTTAGATTAGGGAAACCTAGTCTTTTTTTTGTTGTCCCCCTGCCAAGTTCCTTACTGGAATATTGTGGCACTAGAGAAGGTTTTGGCATACTCTAAGACGTTTTATACCATTACTGGCACAATCTATCCACCTAGGGGTAAAAAATGAAAATAGATAATTTTAATGGCTAAAAATGTAAAGTACCATACATATATGGTAAACTTGACAAAACTTCCCAATATGTGGTATAATAATGATATAAAGAATGGCAGGAGGAACAACATCTTGAGTAGTAGTTATTCATACATATTAAAAAATTTTAAAGGTAAATATAATTTGTCAGTGCCATATGATTTAGAAAAAAACGAGTTCCCCGTTGAGATAGATGGAGAATACAGCAATTATTATGACATACGGATAGACTGCCGTAAGGGTTTTATATATCATGCGGGGCAATCTACGTTGATGGCATGTTTTGACACTATAAATTTACGGAATAGAGTGCTAAAACAATTAGACCCATCTATCATTATAGAGGCTGAAAAAAATTGGTATGATTTTTCGTTTGATGCGAAAGACATAGAGCCAGTGGCAAAAGCTATGCAAGCAAAGATATCACACAAAAATCGAAGTCCGTATAGCGTGAAGAATTTACCCCAATATGTTCCTAATAACGCATATTTATGCAAACAAGTTTCCAAGTTTATAATTGATAAATATGGGATAGGTCAATACAACAAGGTCATGCAAAAGTATTTCCGCAAATATAAGATTAAGTATAAAAAAGAAGGTCGTCTAAAATATATTCACATTTTGGACAAGCATAATAAACTACAAGAGGTGCTCGATGACATCAATAAATTATAATATCAAAACTGTAGAGGCGCGCATTAGAAGGGTTAATAAAATATTAGAAGAAAATGAAGATAGCATACAGAGATATTTTGATAATGTGTTTCTTAATAAAGCGACTAAAATCCCATATCATTATTTATTGAATCAATTATCAAATTATATTTTATATGACAAGCCATCCTCTCCATACAAAAAAGAGATGCAAGACAAATTTGAAAATTCAGCACTTGGATTGCACGGAGATGGAGAACCATATTATTTAAAAGATAAAATAACAATTGAGGAAAAAGATTTGGACATTCCAGAGATAAAAGAGAAGCAAGACCTAATAAATGCCCTAAAAACACAAAAAAAATGGGCAAAAGAGGCTAAATATGACCAAATATTGATAAAAGAGAGCAAATTACCCCCATTGCGGGCACATTCTATCTGCTGTGTGCCACAATATGAGCAAATTTTTGAGTTTGAGGAAGAAGATCAGCAATCATATTATTGCCAAGAAAATGAAGATGTGGATATATTTGAAATTGATACTACAAATAATCCTCTCAATTTAGACTTATTTGACGAGGATAATTGGAATAAGATTATTTTAAGAGTTCTGCCGTACCAAAATCAAGTTGGCAGTAGAGTGGACAAGCTGGTGACAATTTTTAATAAAGTATATCCGCTTTGTGAATTTCGGAAAGTTGAAAGAGATATAATACGGATTTTCCAAGAGTCTAAAAAGAAAGATTATGGATATGAAATTGTCAAAAATATTGATGTATCCAAAAAACTTGGCATAGACCAAAATGCGGTCAGTCGCAACATCCAATCGATTTGCAAAAAGCTTTGCGATGCCTATGAGGAATTATTTACTGATTATTATTACACATTTTTAGTTAAAGGCACTTATAAAAAATGCTCAAAATGTGGAGAAAACAAAATTATTCAAAAATATCATAAGAATAGCAATTCGGCAGATGGTCGTAAATCTATTTGTACAGATTGCTTAAAGGCAATGTACAAAGTGTGTAATATATGCGAAGAAAATTTAAACATTGATGAATTTGCTTTAGATAAAAACACAAAAGATGGGCACAAAAGTTACTGTAAAACCTGTGACGCAAACCGTAAAAAATAAAACCATTTGCGGAAAATGCCAAAATTTAGGTGCAGTTTTTGGGAGTTATATCGGAGTAAAAAATGGGCTGTTCTAAAAGTACGGATTTTTTGCTTCAAAACCACATATATAAGTGAGGAAGTATTTTATGAATAAAATTAATGCGAGTGAATTTTGCAAATTATTGTCTCCGCATACAAGAGGACAAGTTAACGCAAAACAATGGAAAGATTTACTAAAGATATTGCAAATGGAAATTGGAAAACAATTAAATCAAAATGATTGCGAAATACACTTACCGTTTGGAACGTTTTCAAAAATAGAGAATAAACAACAATTTATAAAAAAATCAATTAATGGCGTAGAGAATGTGCCGATTAAAAATAAATATCAAGCAAGGTGCTCTTGCAATCAACTAAAGGAGTTAGTTAATGACGGAGAAAATTGAACAAAAGAAATACGTTATACAACTAAAAATAAATGAAAATCTTGATTATAGAGAAACGGCAATCCGTGCAAATAAAAATTTTAATACAGATTATTGGGACGGCGAAAGAGTCAGAGATGTAATGCGTAAGTTTCGTAGGAAAGAAAATGAAAAACGAATAGGTGTATCAGAAGGAAATTGTGAATCAAATCTACAATCAAAAGAAGATAGTAAATATAAATTACAAGAAGATAAAATCAATCAAAAAATACAAGAGCTGCAAAAAGAACGTATTAGAGTTCAAACCGAAAAAATTGAATTAAATAACTTATTGCGGCAACAAGTTAGAGCTGATATGACTGAAGATAAAATAGTCGATGCGTTAAAAAATAAGCTAAAAGATATATACGTCTCAAACATCAAACCTATTCAAAGAAAAAAGAATGACATATCTACATTGGTTGCTTTAGCAGATATGCATTATGGTGTTGAATTTGAGATATTAGATTTAATTGGTAATGTTTTAAATAAGTATAGTCCTGAAATTTTTGAGCAGAGAATGTGGACAATCTTAAATGATATTGTTATATATGCTAACAAAAATAACATAAATGAAGTAACAATTCTTAACCTCGGTGATGAGCTGGAGGGAATAATCCACGTTAGTCAATTAATGAGTTTACGATATGGGGCAATTGAATCGGTGATTCTTTTATCTGATTTTTTAGTTAAATGGATATTAACTTTAGCTCAATATCTAAGAGTAAATTATAAACAAGTTCAGGGAAACCACACAGAATCCAGAATTCTAACTGGAAAGAAGGGGGACTTCCCTCATGAAAATCTTTCTAAAATAATTATTTGGCATTTACGCTCCGTAATGGAGAGCAAAAATGTACCTAACATAAGTATACAAGAATATAATGCTGAAGGCAATGTTTATTTTAATTTAAGTGGATACGATATATTAGCCGTTCACGGGCACAACGAAAGTAATAATTTAATTAAATCATTAAATGACTATACTATGCTTTATAATAAAAATAATATTGATTATTTAATGGCAGGACATTTACATATGGGGTTATCCGCAGACGCTTGTAAGGATAAAGAAGTCGTGCGCTTCCCTTCAATAATGGGCGGCAATGAGTATTCTTTAAGTATTAAAAAAATGTCCAATGCTGGTACTAAAATTATATTATTTGAAAAAGATAAGGGCATTACCGACGAGCATCGAATTTTGCTAAAATAAGAATCGAGTAAAAACTCAAAAAAAGAGTTATTAGGTATAAAATCTCAACAAAAAATATGTGATGGCGGAATCTATATAATAACCGATGTAAGCGGTTTGTACTTACTGAAAGGGCTTTTATGTAAAGACGCATCAAGTACGGTATGACATCGGGCGCACGGTGAGATTACTTTAGCAAAAATCATACCTTCCCATGGTGTAAGTCCATGGGTCACATATTTATTTTATTAAAGCAAATGTTTACCGCTTGCCGATGGCACGGAATATAAATGATTCGGTTTGCAAATTATTAAAGCGGTTGACGTTCTAGTAACCAGACCGCTAAATTACCTTGTTGGTAAATTATTAGAAACAAACTAATCCAACTAAAGAAAACGAGAAGACGGTCACATAAACAGTGATTTTTGTTTGTTAGTATTCACTTACCAATTCTCCACATCTTAATTTTGAAGGCTTTATAAGATGTAACATGCTGAAGTAGCTCAATGGTAGAGCCACTGATTTGTAATCAGTAGGTTAAGAGTCCGAATCTCTTCTTTAGCTCCAACTGTAGGCGTAACGCCGATTGCCTCCTCTTATGAGGAGTATCCTACTAGTGGTGCCCCGCTACCAATAAGTGCGGATTATAGATGTCAAAAATAGGTTAATAAATATTAGCCTTCACTTTATGGAGAGGCTAAATACCTCTCTTGTAAGGTGTAAATTATTGATTGGAGCGAATAAATGATACAAGCAGTAGTAGTGTTAATATGTTGTACAGCAATATTGCTAATCAACTTTGATCAAAATAGAACTATTAGGGAATATGAGGACATTATCGGAGAGTTAATAGGAGAAAACGAAGCACTGGTTAGTTTATACAATGAAAAAATCAAAGAAACTTTACATAAAGAATAAAACTATAAAATAGCTGCCAATATGATATGTGCAGCTATTTTCTTTATTATAGGATAAGGGCGTTGATAATGAACATACTCTCACTTGACCAAGCCAGCGTAATTTCAGGTTATGCAATATTTGATCTTGGGGGGCGAATAGTTGCTTACGGCATTATAGATCTTTCGAAATTGCCTAAGTCGACACAGCAAGATCAAGCAAATAAAAGGAATGTTTTAATTAATAATATACACGATTTAGTGCAGAAATATGATATACAACAAATTATCACAGAGGGAATTTATTACCATTCAAACCAGTCTACATACGAAAAACTTGCAAAGGTTCAGGGGTGTGTGCAAGATTATGCTGTGCGTAAAAATCTGGTTTGTTTTTCTTGGGCTAATGCGGGTGAGTGGCGCAAATGGATTTCAATAACAGGGAAAAAACGAGAAGATTATAAGGCGGCAACAAAAAGATATGTAATTGAAAATTTTGATGTGCCAGACGATTTAGTGGAAGATATCTACGACGCGATAGGGATATGTAGTGCGTATTTTGTGATGCTAAAGTGACAGGAAGTGAATAAAAGGAATGGTCAAAAACGAACAACATAGATGTATTTGGTGTGGAAAAATATTAACTGATAAAAATACCTATGTTTCTAGGTCAAGAACAAGCTTTGAAGGGCGCACAATTTTTTGCAAGGACTGTATGACAGAAACATATAAAGAATATTATAACAAATTTGGGAATGTCAAAAAGGCAATATGGCACAATTGTAGGAAATTCGACGTTCCTTTTATTGATGATAGATATTCAATGGTTGAGACACAACTTAACGATAAGGAATATGTAAGCGAAAAAGCTTTTGGCGTTTATATGCAAAAGCTTTATTCATTTAAGCCCGTAGATGGAGACCCATCTTGTTTTGAAGATGGAAATATTAATATTAAATTTTCTCAGGATGAAAATCTTGATAGCGAAACAGAAAAAAGCCTTGTTGATAAATGGGGCAACTATTCCTCAAGAGAACTTAATTCTTTTGAAAAAAAATATAACGCACTTAAAAATAACTATCCTGAAAAAACCGCCCTACACACTGAGGCTTTGATGAATTATGTTCGTTATCGCTGTAAGGAAGAATTGGCTACCTCTGATGGTGAAGTCAAAGAAGCGGAATCATGGTCAAAAATGGCTGCTAAGGCTGCTACGGACGCGAAAATTAATCCTTCACAATTATCTGCCGCAGACTTACAGGGTGGGCTAAATAGTTTTAGTGAGATAACAAAAATTGCAGAAGAAGAATCTGATATTATAAAAAAACTACCTCAGTTTACGTATAGACCTAATGATTCTGCTGATTTTATTATGTGGTGCATTATAAATTATATGCGTAAAGCCAAGGGGCAAGAAGAAGTAGATTATCATAGTATCTACGCTTTTTATGATCGTAGAAGAGATGAATATATAGAACAATATGGCGATCCTTATGAAATCTTTAAAGATGACCCTACCATTGGCAATAGGGATAAGATAGATAAGTTTATTAAAACGTCATATGGCGACGGTGATAAGAATGGCTAGTTTTAAGAACTTCCAATCAGATAATTTCAAATATGGAGCCGATAATAGAAGTGTTTATAATCCAATATTAAGCCCAACCATCTCGGCATTGAGCGAAACGGACAAAGAGATTATAAATTCTAGTAAAGAAAATTATTATAGGTTTGTTAGTTGGGCAAGGTGGTACCCCGATTTATTTTTAGATTTAATTAAACCAAAAACGGGTGGAATTAATTTACATTTAGATCAAAGAATTTTAATGCGTTCAATTGTACGTTTCCCTAGTACGTCTGGAGTATTTTCAAGAGGATTTGGTAAAACCTTTGATGAGGTAGCATGTATGCATCTCGTCGGTATATTTTATCCCAGCATTGATTTAGCTTTGACCGCCCAAACAAAAGCCAACGCTTCTGAACTTTTAAAAGATAAACATAATGAATTAATGAAGTTTTATCCAATTTTAAAGAATGAAATTGTAAGTGTAAAATTTTCAAAAGATGACGCCGAAATTAATTTTCTTTCTGGAAGTAGGATTGACATACTAGCCAATGCAAAATCAAGCCTCGGTCAGAGAAGAAAAAGAATTAATGTTGAGGAATCAAATATCGTAGATCATGATTTGTTTGATAATGTAATCGCTCCAATTGTTGAAGTTCCGCGGCTTACATTTGGTAAGCTTGGGATTGTTGATCCAGAGGAATTAAATCAGCAAATCAACTTTTTCACAACTTCTGGGTTTCGTGGTTCGGATGAACATGCTAGGGTGTGTGAAATGATTGATAATATGATGGATTTAAAAGGCGATATGGTATTGGGGAGTAGTTGGAGGTTGCCATGTTGGTATGGTCGTGGCTCTACTAAATCACAAGTTCTTGAAAAGAAGAAAAAAATGTCATCTGTTTCATTTGCACAAAACTATGAAAGTGACTGGGTCGGGAATGTTGATGGAGCTTTAGTTGGAATTAATAAGGTCTTAAAACTGCGTAATTTGACAGAAGTAAAAACCAAGGCAGACAAAGCCTTTGACTATATTTTAGGAGTTGACGTAGCTCGTTCTCAAAGTAGCACTAATAATCAATCTTCAGTTGCAGTAATTGAAATTCATAGAAATTCTAACGGGAAGATTATTAATTTAAATTTAGTTAACCTATTTACGATTTCCAATTCTCTGAATTTTACTGCACAAGCAATTGAGGTAAAAAAAATAAAGAGAGCATTTAATGCTAAAGTGGTTTGCATTGATGTAAATGGACTTGGAGTTGGACTTTCAGATGAATTGCTCAAAGAAACTTTTGACCCTAATACTGGCGAGAATTTAGGTTGTTGGAAAACACTTAATACCGATAAAGTTCCAGAGGTTCAAAATGCAGAACGATGTTTATACGAATTAACTCCACAATCAGAACGTACAAATTCGATTACTAATTTTATTAGTGTGGTTGATTCTGGTATCTTAAGATTGCTTGAAAAGCGTAATGACATATATGATTCAGATAATAATGATAATTATGTAGACAATATATTACCATTTTTACAAACAGATTTTTTAGTAGAAGAAATAGCAAATTTACAATTAGAAACTTTATCTACTGGCAAACTCAAAGTCAAACAGACGAGTAAGAAATATGATAAAGATAGATATTCTGCCGTTGAATATGCTACTTGGTATGCTATGACATTTGAAAACCGCGATAGCGGTATTAACTTTAATTGGAATGAATTTTGTCATTTTTAATTGGGAGGTGAACAAATGAGCGAAATAATCGATGAGACTAATGAAATAAACAATAAGCCTAAAGAATTTTTTGTACCACGAAATATAATGAAAACTAATATCAAACCTATGTGGGCAATGACGTATACTAAGGCTTTGGCACAAACTTATTCTGAAGCTCAAATTCTTGAGTTTTTAAAAGACCCTAGAACTAATTATAAAAAATTACAGGGGGTCTCAGAGTATTTATATAATACAAGTAAGCTATATCAAAACTTTTTATATTACCTATCAACAGTAATGACGTTTGATTATATCATATTCCCCACCGAGATAGATAATATAAAAGAAAAAACATTGTGGTCGAGACTTGAGACTTCTGCAATGAGAGTCTATAACATTCAGCCTGAGTATAATTTTCCCCATATGCTAATGCGTACATTACTTAATGGCGAATCGTATTGGTATAACATTTCTACTGATAATGCTGAAATTTTTTCCGAAGTTCCAAGTAAATATTGCCAAGCGGCTGGATTTGATAATAATAATTTGTGGAGATATTGGGTTAACTTAACTTTAATTGATCCTAATATGCTTAATGAATTACCGCTAGAAATTCAGGATGCTTACAACAAATATAATAAAAAGAAAATTAAAACCGAAGATGATAATTTTTATCTTGTAAGTGATCGCGGTTTTGCAATGTTCTGTCATGGGACAAGCGAGACGCATGATTATCCATATTTTTCTTCTATGTTTATTGATTTAACTAGACTTGAGGGCGATAAAGATTATTTTAATAACTTTATCAAAGCAGATAATATTAAATTAATTCACTGTAAGGTGCCGATAGACGAGAAGTCTGGAATGCCACTAATGGAAAAAGGTGTTATCCAAGATTACCACGATTCTCTAAAAGAACATTTGCCAGAGAATGTTGCACCTATTACTAACCCATTTGAAACAGAGGGTATTAATTTAGATAGCGCTCAAAAAACGGGCATTAATATTGTTGAAGTCGCCAAAAAGAACGTACAGGACGATAGCGGAATATCTGATTCTATGTTTGCCGCAGATACAACAATGGGGTTAAAATATTCTACACTTGCTGACTCTGCGAACATGTATCCTTTACTTGCTTACTTTGAAAACTACGTAAATTTTAAACTTAAAGACCAAAAGTTTAAATGTAAATTCTTGCGAATTAATCATTATGATAAATTAGAATGGAATAAATCATTTGCAAGCGGTATGTCAATGTCTGGGGATAACAGAAGTAAGTATATTGCTACTTCACAAACTGGCTTATATGAGTTTATTATGACTGCAAAAATGGAAAAAGCCATTGATATTGACTCGTTAATGCCAATAAAAGAAAGTGCATTTACACAGTCTGGCGATGCTGGAAGACCAGAGACCACAGAGCCAACTCCATCAACAGAGGAGGTAAATAAAACAAAATGAAATTGATATATGTAATTGATGAAAGTTACAAAGATGAATTACTATCCAAGGGTTTTAAGTTTATTCAAAAAACAGAAATAGATAAGGAGACTTGTTGGGTCTTAAAATCAAAAAATAAATTTGATTTTTCTACTCTTGATAGTAGCAAATATTTTTGTAACAACAAATTATTCTTATGATATAGAAAGGAGGTGAAATTATTGAAGGATAGAATAAAATTTGAGGCAAATATAGATACCAAATCTTTTGAAGTTTTAAACTCCGAATTTACAAAAGCTAAATGTTATATTTTATATACGGGGCTGAATCGTAATGGCAGTTTAATGAGCAAGGAAACCGTTGAGGCTTCGCTAAAATCAATTTATAATATTCCAGTTATTGCTGAATTTGTTAATAAAGATGATGGGGAAAAAGATTTTGGAACTCACGGCGGGCGGATAATTATTGATGGCTCTGGCGTTAAATATGAGCAAACTACTGTTCCATATGGTGTTGTGCCTGAATCGTCTAATCCTCGCTGGGAAATGGTTGAAGATAAAGAATATCTTGTATGTGAGATTATATTATGGTCTGGGCGTTATGATGACTTAGATGTATTTCTTGCTGACGGGGTTCGTCCACAGAGCATGGAAATTTCTCCACTTGAGTTCGAAGAAAAAGATAATATATTTGAAATAACATCTTTTGAATTTTCTGCTTTGACAATTCTTGGTTCAGATATTGAACCCTGTTTTGAAGAAGCAAAAATAGAAACTTATGAATGCGATACGTTTAAAAAACAGTATGAAGAGATGGTAGACAAATTTACTCAGTATATAAGTTCTTTAAACGAAGAAGACATACCTAAAGTAGAAGAAACATTCTCTCTTACCATGAAAGAAAAGCTTAATTTATTACAGAATTCTATTGAAGATGAGCGTATAGCGGATGAGGATGACAACACAATTAATTATACGTCTTATTGGGTAATGGACTTTGACGATAATTATGTTTATATCAATATCTATGGCTGGTCAAATGATGGTTCTAATAAAGATTATTATGTTCGCGGGGCTTATATTATAGATGAAAAGAATAGTTCTGCAATAATTAATAAAGAATCTTTTGAAGAAATAATTAATAAATGGGTTACTTTAATTGAGGCAAATACAATAGATTCTGAACGTGAAACAATGGAGTTAGAATTTAATCAATTAAAAGATGATTATAATCATCTCCAAAACGAAAATCAACTTCTTCAAAATTTCAAAGAAAATGTGGAAAAAGATGAAAGAAAAATCGAAATAAAAACAGTTTTAGATGAATTTTCTTTTGATCTTGAAAATTCTGAAGATTATAAAAATTTCCGAGATGAGGCATTAGAAAAAGAATTATCTGATGACGAAATTCGTAAAGAATGCTTTTCAATTTTAGGGAAATTCAAATTTGAACAAAAACCTAAAAAAGATAAAGAAAAACCTTTGGCAACTTTTGTTAGTACCAGCTCAATAACAGATAAGGCTGGGGAAAGATATGGTTCCGCTACTCGGTTTTTCACACCAAAAAAATAATTAAATTTATAGGAGGTTAATATGGCTAATTTAATAAATCTTAGTAAAGTAAAAGCTAGCACAACTATTTTTGATATAGTTGCCCCTGCATCTTATGCCAACGGATATTTGGCTACTCTTGGAACTATTAATACTGATGGCACTTATGATTGTGCCGCTCCTGTTGCCGTTACTGATTTGGGAATGGTGGTAGTTCTGGCTGTGCCTTTGTCTTATGAGGCAGAAAAAGTTGAAAACGATTATGTAATTGCAACTGGCGAAATTGTAAGGGCTTATGTTCCGTATAGTGGTTTTGTTGTTGATGTCCCAGCCGCAAACATTACTGCTGGAGTCGCATTGGCTGCTGGAAAATATGTTATCCCTGTTGCTGGTGCTGGCAAAATGACTTCTGCTGATGCACTCGGTGGCACTGAGGCAGTCGCTTTTATAATTGATTCGCTTTACACTAAGTCTGGTGTGTCTATGGCTTCTATTAGATGCATCAAGGCAATATAAGAAAGGAGGTTTAATATAATGAATAAATTAACAGATTTACAAACACTCGCACTTGATACTTATAGAAAAGCTCCTATCGGCTATTCCTTAGTCGAATCTAATGAAGCTGTCAGAAAAGCTGTTCGTGATGCCTGTGGTGGCGAATGGAATTACTATAATTTCATGAAAAATCAATGGGACGTATATGCAGTAATCGCTGAAGTCATGCCTGTTTCTATGAATGCATCGTTGGCAAATAAATTCAGTGGATTTGCAGACTTTATAGATACTGCAATGGGAGACGAAAATAACTTCATTGTTGAGGATAATACACTTTTCCCAGTTTATACAGTTAGCCGTGGTAATGGAGACGTAGCTCGTCAGAAGATTTCTGGTAGAAGTTTCTCCGTAAGCACAGTTAATAAAGAAATTAAATTCTATGATGAATTTGATCGCTTTATGTCTGGTAAGATAGATTTTTCTGCTCTTACAGATAGGGCTTCGGCTTCTTATGCACATTATACAGGACAACTTATCTCTGATACTATTTATGGTTCTTATGCAAGTGTAAATACAAACAATAAAGCTACTGGTGCTTATGATGCAGATACTCTTGCTGGCATTATAGAGCATACTAAAGCCGCTACTGGTGCAGACAGGCTTCAAATTTGGGGTACAACTACTGCTCTTGGATATATCTCTGATGGCTTTGGATATTCTGATGGTGCTAAAGATGCAGCAAATCAGCTTGGCTTCTATGGTAATTTCCGTGGTACTGATTTAGTTGCTTTCCCACAAGCATATCTTCCACAATCTACTACTTTTGCGGTAAATGATGCTCACGTTATTATTCTACCTGCTAATGAAAAAATAGTTAAGGTTGCTTTTGAGGGAACACCTTTTGTTGGTATCACTGATGCAATGGCAAGAAGCGATAGACAAATGGAATTTGTTTATGGTCGTCGTGTAGGTGCCGCTGCTATCACTGTTCCTGACAACATGTTCGGATTCTACAAATTCACTTAATAAAGTTTGATATAGGGGTATTTTGAATACCCCTTTCAAATTAAAATTAGAGAGGTATTTTTTATGGCTAGGCTAACAAAAATTGAAAGTATAGAAAAACAATTAAAGGGGTTAACCCCAGACGTTCAAAAATTAGTGGAAGAATTGCTTGCTGCTAAAACTAAAGATTTGACAGAAGAAAATAAAGCAATTAAAAAAGAATTAGAAACTCCAAAACAGAAATCTAATGGGCACAGATTTGTTCCAACTAATACAAAAGTTAAGATTCGTAGTAATATAGACGGTACGTTTATATTTTCTCACAATAAAGGGAAAGTTAATGTATTTATAACTCTGCCTAATTATGGCGATACTATTGATTTAGATTATGATGAAATTAAAGTAGTTAATAACGCCAAAGGTAATTTTTTCAAAAAAGGCATTTTGTCTATTGACGATGTGATGTCCGAAGACGAAAACATTACTATTGAAGACGTATATTACGATTTAGGTATAGCAAAAATTTATAAGGGTAAGTTTACTCCATTAAATTTTGAAGAACTATTAGATAATAGTGTTTCATACCCAATATTTGAAAAATATTTGCTTGATAATAAAGAAGTCGCAGAAACGGTAATGATTATAAGTGCCATTCTGCACCGAGAAGGTAGACTTAACGATAATGCTAAAATAGAATTTTTCAGAAAACATTTTAATAATAAAAATTTGTATAGGTAGGAGGTGGGCTTATGGCTACTTCTTTTAGTGTGCCATTTAGTTATTTCTTATCGCTATTGGATGACCATGATATTGCGACTAACTTAACGGATGAGCAATTAACAGACTTGTTATTTACTTTCATAAATCAATCCATGTCTTTATATTTCAAAAGTTGTGATGTTGATTTGGCAGATTATGAAATACCCGATTATTATACTCAAAGCTATACGGCAAGTGGTGCAAGCTCTGACTTTGTTTTGTCTCAATATCCTACATCACCAGACATCAATGCAATTACATACACGGTGACAGTAGATGGTACTGCGACAACCGCATATACTTTTACTGAGTCAACAAAAACATTTTCATTGACTTCAATTCCTACAGTTGGGCAAACAGTAGTTTGTTCGTATGAATTTATAGGGCAATTTAATAATCTAATTTCAAATGAAATCGCTTGGATTTTAGCTTATGGAATGATTATAGGATGGCTAAGTGGTAAAATGTATAACCCCTCGAAAATGAAAGAACGGTTAAGTTTAAAAGATTGGAATTCTTCACATTCTCCAGCAAACCTACTTAAGGAGCTTAGGATTTTATATGAGATGGCACAAACCAATTTAAGAAATTTAGTTGTGAGTTATAGTTTTAATAGTGGGTATAATTTTGATGAAGAATAGAGATGAGTTATTTATGACTTGTCTCTATTCTATTTATTTTGTAAATTAGCCTATATAATGTAGGCTTTTTAATAAAAGGGAGGTTTTGTTAGGCATGGCATTAACAGAATATGGACAATTTTTTTCCAAGTGGTTTGGAGATGCTACTCCAAAAAATGCAAAAAAAGCAACTGGTACATTAACAATTTCTGGGGTGGTATCTGACGCACAAATTGTAACAGTAGGGTCAAAGACATATGAATTCGATATAGACAATACTATTACTGCGGGACGAATAAAAGTAGATATAGCAGACCTTAGAAATCAAGCAACTGGGACTCTTACATTTACTGGTGTACCTGTAGCGGCAGAAACTGTTACGGTTGGAACGGAAGTTTATGAACTAGTAGCGGCAGCAGAAGATATAGCTGTTCCCACTAATATACCTGTTGTTCTTGGCGTAACTCTTACGGCAGATAATGCAGTTACGAAATTAGCCGAGGCAATTAGTGCAAACTCTGCTATTGTAGATGCGGTTGGCAATACAACTGCTGATACTGTTGTTTTAGTAGCTGATGTAAAAGGTACAGCTGGTAATAGCATAGATACTACTACAACTTGTAGCAATGCAACTTTTGGCGGAGCAAATCTTAGTGGTGGGCTTGATACTATTACGGCTCCAAATGCAGTAACGGCATTAGTTACGGCAATTACGGTAAATGATACTAGTGTTGTAGCAGCTGACGGAGCTGGGGATACAGTGGTTGTAACTTATGGCGTAGTTGGTACTGAAGGTAATTCTATAGTAACCACAAAGACGATGACAAATGGTTTGTGGGCTGCCGCTACGCTTACTGGTGGGCAATATGCAACTCCATTTAAAGCAAGTGCTGGGTTTATTATTATAAGCGGAACGTGGTATATTTGCACAAAACCTTGTGATAAATATACAACTGATGCGTGGTATAGTGCTTCTCCAACTATCATATCTTAGTCAAAATATTAACGAGAGGTGGTGGTATAGTTGGGATTTTATGACAATTATCGCGCAAGAGTACAATCTACTTTAACTGATTCAGAATATGTTAATGAAGATAATAGAAATTTAATTATTGAAAATTTTTTTGTACAGCCTAATTATTATAGCATTACTAAAAATTATGATGCGGTTACACACTATGATGTTTTAATTGCCGAAGAGAATAAGAAAAAAGATGCTGTTGGTTATAAAATATTAATTTCTTACCCATATACTACCACACAATTCTCTATTGGAGATTACATCAATTGGGAGTCAAAAGTATGGTTATTAACTACATTAGATTCCCAATATGATTATTCTATCGGCGGTAAAATCGTTGAAACTAATATTGATTTAAATTGGCTAGACGACAATTCTACATTAAAATCTTATCGTGCTTATGCAAATAACCGCATTTCTGATGCTGGGTTTAACGAAAATAAAAATTTATTTGCATTAAATGGAGATATAATTATTCGAGTTCAATCCAATGTTGACACTATTTCATTAAAAGAAAATAAAAGATTTATAATAAATGGCAATGCTTATAGAATAACAAATATTAATAATTTTGTTGATGGGTTGCTTGAATTTTATATGGAATCTGCCGATGTGTCTGAATACGATGACATCATAAATAATATCGCCAATAACACAGATAATGTTTATACGCTTGAAATCAATCAAGATTCTTTTAATAATATTATTGGTTATTCTTCCACTTTATCCGCTACCGTTAAGTTAAATGATGACGTTGTGTCTAAAAGCGTTATTTGGTCAAGTTCCGCACCAACTAAAGTTTCTATAACTTCTGCTGGTGTAATTACTTGTCTTGCGCTTGGGAGCGCCGTTATTACGTGTAAAATGGCAGACAATGTATTAATAACAGACACGATAACAATTACTGTCGTTGCATCTACTACCCCTATAGAAGAAATACGTATTTTACCTAGCATTACAATGATTACACAAGGAGATACGGTAAATTTTTCTGTGTATAAATATTTAAATAATGTTCAGCAGGTTAAAACATTTGCTGTAACTGCTTCTGGTGTGCCTAATTCTTATTACAATTTAATAAATGTTGATGCCAATCATTTTAGCATTCAAAATCTACAAAGATATATTACTAATGATTTACATGTTTTATGTACATGTGACGATGGCACAACAGCATCTTTTAACATTACCTTATTGGGATTGTGGTGAATCCATAATTAAATTTTAAAGAATAATTTTCTTTGAATAATACATCATTTTTATTGGTTAATTTGGGGGTGAAAAATGAATAAAATGATAAAGTCTACTTTAATTATTAACAATATTTCCTATAAAATAATTGGAGATTATAAAAATAAATATGAAAAAGTGATAATTGAAGATGATGATGGCTATAAATATTATATCTCCACGTATAGCATAATTCATAACCCAAACAAGCCAAGAATTTTTACTAAAAGCAATCCTTTCACGATATATAATATTAATCGTTGGCTCAATATTAATAACAAACAAATTGAATTAATTAGTGATAAATATATAAATACTCACGATATGTTAACGTTTAAATGTTTAAGTCCAAATTGTTTATCTATTTTTAATAATAGTTGGAGTAATGTGTATAGAGGGGTTGGGTGTCCTTATTGCAACGGTAAAAAAGTGAATGTTACGAATTGTTTAGCCACCATTAATCCAGAATTGGCGTTAGAATGGCATCCAGTAAAAAATGGAGATTTAACTCCATATAATGTTACGGCAAGAAACACCAGAAATGTTTGGTGGGTTTGTAAAAATGGACATGAGTGGGTTAGTTCAATTTATAACAGGGATAACGGGTCTGGGTGCCCATGTTGTTTTGGAGTAAAAGCGACAACGGAAAACAATTTGTTTGTTAATAATTTTAAATTATGTGAAGAGTGGGATTATAACAAAAACGCTAAATCTCCAGAAGATTATACCCCAAATTCTGGGCATAAAGTTTGGTGGAAGTGTAGTATTTGTAATCGAAGTTGGCAAGCTGTTATTAGGGACAGAAATTCTTCGCATTATGGTTGTCCATATTGTTCTGGAAAGCTTCCAACTGAAGAATATAATTTATTGGTTTTATATCCAGATATTTGTGCAGAATGGGATTATTTAAAAAATTTAAAGTCTCCCGAAACATATCTGCCACATTCAAAGGAGCATGTATGGTGGACATGTAAAAATAATCATCATTATAAGGCTCAAATTTCTAATAGAGTGTATGGCACAGGATGCCCTATATGTAAACAATCTAAAGGAGAATTAACAATTCAAAATTGGTTGTTAAATAATAAATTTTATTTTGAACCAGAATTTTCTTTTGATGGGTTAATCGGCGATGCTAGGTATCCATTACGTTTTGATTTTGCTATATTTAATGATGAAGAAAAAACAAGTTTAAATTGTTTGATTGAATATGACGGGGAATTTCATTTTAAACAATATTTTAAAGAACAAAATTATCGAAAAATGCAAAGATATGATAAAAAGAAAAATGAATATTGCGTTAAACATCATATCCAATTACTTCGTATCCCATATTGGGACTTTAATAATATTGAAGAAATTTTAAGTAGGGAGTTGATGTTTAAAAAATGACTGAAGATGGTTACAATAAATTTACTGGGTTTTCAAACCTCCCATATAACATTATTAGTAATCTAATTTTGAATGACGAGGAAATCTGGAAATTACTTAATTTCCCTACAAATGATGCGTTGGCGCAACCCAATTTAACATTGGCTCAAAAGGGAGCGTTAATTTATAAAGGGCAAGAAGATTCAACGCTATTTCGTGTTTTTACTACTCCGTTTGTTGATGATGCCTTTGAAGCAAGGCAAACTCATTTACACATATACCCAGTTAAGGTATATCCAGAAAATTATGTAATGGGCGTGGTTGATTTTGCAATTGATATAATATGTCATAATAAAATTGCGATTTTATCTAATGCATCAAATAGGTTGGACGTTATGTTTGAGCATATAATGAAAGCACTTAACGGTAGCGATATTGAAAGTGTTGGCACTTTATATTTTAATGCAGACAGACAGCATTCGGGAAGCGTAAGTAAACTTATGAGGGTTAATAATTTCTATACTGGCTATAGAATTATAATGAGTGTGAATTATGCAAATAGCTGAAAATAATAGTGTGCTTGAAAAATATTATAATTATAACAATGATATTTGGGGAATGCCACAGAAGTATAAAAACATATTGTTTTATCCACTGATGATTAATCAGCGAGAAGAATATGAAAATTTTTATACTTTATTTACGTTTAATAAAGACCAAATACCAGATAAAAATATTGGTAAAATGTCTTATCTTAAATTTCTTATTTGTATTTTGCCCAATGTTTATAGGACAGATATAAAAAATATTTTAATCGATTTTTTGAAAATAATAACTAAAACAGATAATGTTGAAATTTTTGATAATCAGAGCGACGAAGATAAACTGGCTATAGCCAGTTTTTTTTCAATGGTTTCCGAAGAAGAAATCAATGAGAATAATATACATTATGAATTTTTCACTTTGGAACAATTAAATAAACTTAAGTTTTTTATACAAATTGGTGATTCTAAATTTTCAGAATATGATTTTGATGTCATCCGAGAAATTATTTTAAAACAGTATGATTTAGATTTAGATTATATCCGTGCTTTTGATGCTACCTTGGAAGAGAACTTAAGGATTTTACATAGGGGTAATGACGTTACATTTGAAGAACATATATTTGCTTTTAGTGCTTTAATGAAAATCCCAATATGTGAAATAAAAAATATGTTTACAATCTATCAATTCAATAAAACCATTGAAAGATTGCATATTATAGAAGATTATGAATCTATGAAAGGGTTAGAAAGTGCGGGTTTTATTAAATTTAAAAAAGGAGAAGTCGCACATTGGCTTTCTCACGTTCCGAAAAAAGGAAGATATGGTGATCTTCTAATCAAAAAAGAAGACTTTATAAAAGATAGTGATATTTTTAAAGCTTCAGAATCTAAATAAAATTTTAAAGGGAGTATGATATAATATGGCTGATAATACATTTTTAGTATCCGTTGCAAATGTTTTGGCATTAAACCCAACTACAAATGCAGCACTTTTTTACGGTAAAGCAAATCTTAACAGTGCTTTTACTCTAGCTATGCAAGCTACAGATGTAAGAGGAGGCATAAATAACCCTCGACTCTTTCAATTTGTCCATGATAGAGATTTAACTGTTTCAATTGAATCTGCAACTTTTGGTAAAGATATCCTTGCGCTTAATGTTGGTTCTACTATTGTAAATGGTTCGTTAAATGTGTGGAAGTCTGAGTGTGTCACTTTGGCTACAAACGTAGGAACTGTAACGGAAACTCCGATTGGTACTGTCAATGTCCAAAAGGCAGATGGAACTTGGGCTGTTGTAACTCCGTCAAGTAAGACAATTACTGTTAGTGGCGGAGGCGATACTAGTGTTTGGGTGCATTATCTATATGCTGACACAGTTGATCGCATTACAATTGGTACAACTACTCCTCCTAATGTTGTTAAATTAGTATTTACAGCAGAAGTTAGAACACAAGCTGGCGGCGTCGTTGAGTATCTACAGATTGAAGTTCCATATTTCCAAGTTGATGGTAATTATGAACTTGCTCTTGCATCAGATGGAGTTAGTACAGAGAAAATTACTGGTACTGCACTTAATGTTAATAGTACAACATGTGCAAATGGAGATTACTATGCATATGTTTCATGGATACCAAATACAGCAACAGCTATTCCTTATGCTGATATTTTCGTTACACCAAACGTATTCGAGCCTGATGCGGGAGTTCTTGCAACTCAGCAATTGACGGTAATGGGGGTACGTGGCGGTACTTATGCTAATGTAAATATTACTTCACTTTGTACTTTTGCGAAGAATGTCGCTGGCGACGCAGACATTTCTGTTGGCGCGTCAACTGGGTTAATTTCCGTAGCTGCAACATCAACGGCGGCAGACACAGCAGTAATTACGGCAACTTATACAGACGGAACCGTTACATTAACAGATGATTGCATCGTTACTGTACAAGCATAACAATTTTATACTATTAATTACTAGCGATTTGAGGGGAGTGTATTTTATAATGCACTCCTCTTAAATATTACTTAGACAAATCTCAGAGCTTAAATAATAAATTCTGATTAAATATATTTTAAAAAATAATGGGGTGAAAGCATGGCAGATGAAAATAAGATTGAAGTTGAAGAAATAACTTCTGAGCTAATAAAAAAACAATCAGTTTCCAAACCATATAAGCCTAAATCTACAAAACAAATTTGTAACGTAATAAATAAAACAGATAGAAGATTCGCAATCGATTTTAATGGTTGTGGCATTGGTTTTATAGATAAAACTCCTAATAAAACTTCACAAGTTGAAGTTTCTTACATTGGAGAATTCGGAACCAAATCATTTAAAATCGAATCATATAAATTTATTTAACAAGGATGGTGTTTAAATTTGGTTAAGACAATTCACACATTTCATGATGCTATAGTAGCTACTGGGGATGGTACCACATTAAAATTAAATTTTGATATGTCTCCAGAAGCAGTTTTAGTATTTGCTATTACTGGGACGGCAACTGCAAGGACTGTAGACTTTAAAGCATTAGATACCAATGGGAAATATACTGATCTTTTATGCACAAATCTTAAGGCTGGTACTACGGCAGTTAAATCTACGGCGACGACTGATGATGTTTGGAAAGTTGCGGTGGCTGGTTTAGCGGGCGTACAATGTGTCGTATCTGCTGTTTCTGGCGGGAATCTTACCGTGACGGGTAAACTTGTTATCTAATTAAAATACATATTTTATCACACAAAAGACACTACATATTGTGGTTGAACAATGGTCTTACCACCATATATAGTATGCTTAAAACCAAAGTAAAGGAAAATTGAAAAATGAATAACGATTACATCTGGACAACTACGGACATTAATCATGTGGCTTATTTGATTTCCGTCGGTGGATTTAAAATCCAAGACTTTCATAAAGAAAATAAAAACGGCAAAGAAGTCGTAAGTTTTGTATTTTATGAATCCGAGACCACAATTAACAATGAACTAAGAAACTATATTAATAGTGAAATCGCTAAATTTAATCAATCAAAAAATGAACTCCTTTCTCTTATCAGGCAAAATAAATTAACTAAAGAAGAAATGCTAGGTAAAGTCAATGGGTAGATCGTCAGTTTATAATAGCATAACCTCCGATGAAACATGGGAAGCGGTTAATAAAAAAAATAAGAGTTTATTGAATGAATTTATTGATTATTTGCGGTCTACTGATAAATCTGCATTAACTATTGTTAATTATGAAAGCGATTTAAAGATTATATTTACGTGGTGTGCGCTTGAAAATGATAACAAATTTTTCGTTGAATTTACAAAAAGGGATATAATTAAATGTCAAAATTATTTACTCAATGAGATGAAACTTGGGTCTAGCCGTATCAGACGTATGAAAAGTAGTATGTCTAGTTTATCGGGTTATATTGAAAATATTTTGGACGAAGATTTTCCAGAATTTAGAAATATTATAAATAAAATACCTCACCCCGCTCCTAATGAAGTACGTGAAAAAACTATAATGTCAGAAAAAGATGTGGATAAATTACTGAATTACTTAGTTGAACATAAAGAGTATCAGAAAGCGTGTGCGGTTGCATTGGCTGTTTGTAGTGGAGCAAGAAAAGCTGAGTTGCTTCGATTTAAAGCATCTTATTTTATTGATGAAAATATTATATACGGTTCACTTTATAAAACTCCAGAAAAGATAAAAACGAAAGGGCACGGAGTCGCAGGTAAAAAAATCTTCAAGTACGTTCTTATGAACAGGTTTCAATTATATTTTGATTTATGGGTGAAAGAAAGAGAAGAGCTTGGCGTTAATATCGATGACTTGTTTATCAATAATGAAGACGATCAATATGTATGTGCGAGTATATCTATGTTAAATAGTTGGGCTAATTCATTTTCGAAAATAATTGAATTAGATTTTTATTGGCATTCATGCCGACATTTTTTTACAACATATCTTTCAAAGGCTAATGTTCCCGCCGAGATTATAAAGGAAATATCTGGGTGGTCGTCCATAGATATGGTATCAAGATACGACGATACTGAAGTAGACGAATCTTTAGGCAAGTATTTTAATGCTAATGGCATTAAAAATACAGAATCTAAATCATTAAGTGATTTATAAATATTGCGAGGTGCAAACCTCGTTGATATAAAAGTGCCATTTTATTCATTCGCTGAGTAGGGTGGCACTTTACTTTAATTAAAAATTGAGGAGAATAAGAATGATAGAAAAATATATAAACTATGTTCCTGTTTCAGAAAAAATAGCCTTGGCTCAAAAAATATCCGCAGTTGTCGTTGATGATCTAGGTATAATAAATAAAAATAGCTTGAAGATATGCTCAACCTGCCTATTTGTTGGAGCCTATGTCGAAGATAAAGAATTTACTACAAATGATTATGATTATATAAAACAAAATAGGCTTGATAATGAGTTACGCGAAAAATTAGACGCAAAAGAAATAAAAGAATGGGAAATCGTTTTAGACAATGAAATTAATTTAGTTGCTATGCAACGTAAAATGCAAAGCACAAATGTTATGAAATCTATAACTTCTTTACTGAGTTCTCTTGAGACAAAAGTTAATTCTACAAACTTTGACAAGGCAATGAAAGAAGTTAATAAAATAATTGACAACCCAGATAGGTTAAGCAAATTTAAAGAGCTACAGGAAGTAGCTAAAAAATTATCATGAAAAACATAACTACTGGTAACTATCGTAGCTATAAAGATTTAGTTTCGGTTATTCATACCTATATTAATGCTGATATGGCTCCTATTTTACAACAAGTAGCTGAAGATATACACCAAACATTATTCGATTTTATTAAAGATAATTGGTATTGGGATAGACCTACTACTGAGTATTACGATAGAACGTATGAAGTTATTAATTCTATCACAATAAGCAAGATTAAAACCGTGGGAGGCGGAAGAGAAGTCTCTATTTATTTTGATGATTCTAAAATTAACTCCAATCAAGGCGAAGCTGGGAAATGGGATCAACATATGTCTATGGATGGATCGACTTCTTGGGGCGGAATGTCAATTGGAGAATGGGTTGTGCAATGGATGGATATGGGACAAAATTCGCAATTCTCTTCCTATAGTGGCATTCATTTTATAAAGAATATCACGGATAATAAAAAACAATTTATAGCAGAAATAAATAATCTTTTACAGGCAAAGGGATATATGTGCGTAGTTAAATAGAGGGGGGTGATTGAATGGCTTTAGCAGATGGTGGAATTGGCATTATTCTTAGTTGCCAGTTATCCCCCACAGATATTAGTAAAATCCAATCGCAGATAAATTCACTCCAAAATTCAATAAACAAAAAACCAATTAATGTTTTGGGCAATAGCGCGTCTGCCAAGAGTGCAACGCAAAATCTTGATCAATATGGGAATACTTTAAATAATGTTAAAGACAAGGTAGAAAAAACAAGTAAAAGTGTAAAAAACGCTGGAAACAACGTACAAGATTTTAGTAAAAAAATTAAGGGCGTAGGGCAAGTAACAGACGAATTTGGACAGGGATTAACAAATATTATCGGCAAATTTGCCAAATGGTACCTTATTGCGGGCGTAGTTACTACCGTAATAGGTGGCATAACTGGGGTAGTTGGAGTTGTAAAAGACTTAAATGACGCAATGGTTAATCTACAAATGGCGACTGGCGGTAATTCCGAACAAGCCCAAGCATTAATGACTAGTTATAATCAGATGGCTAAAGAAGTTGGTGCCACAACGGTTGAAGTAGCTGATTCAGCCAATTCATTCTTACGTCAAGGTAAGTCTATAGCAGATACTAATACTCTTATTTATGATTCATTAGTGCTTAGTAAGGTCGGTATGTTAAGCTCCTCTGATGCAACACAGTATCTTACAAGTGCAATGAAGGGGTATAAAGTAAGCGTTGAAGATACAATTGGTATCGTGGATAAATTATCTGCTGTTGATTTAAAGAGTGCAACAGATGCGGGCGGATTAGCAGAAGCTATGTCAAGAACGGCAAATATTGCTGATACAACTGGCGTATCAATGGATAAATTAATAGGCTATCTAGCCACGGTCGGGGAAGTCACGCAAAAAAGCATGGACTCTGTGGGAGAAAGCTTCAAAACAATTTTAACTAGAATGCAAAATGTTAAACTTGGTAAGTTTTTAGACGACGAAGGCGAAGATATTTCTAATGTAGAAACCGTTTTATCATCTGTGGGCATTAAACTAAGAACCGATAGTAATACGTGGGCAAACTTTGGCGATGTGTTAGACGAAGTTGGTGGCAAATGGAGTACCTATAGCGGCGTTCAAAAGAGTGCTATAGCAAACGCTTTTGCGGGTGTAAGGCAAGCCGAAAATTTCCTAGTCCTTATGAACAACTATGGCACCGCTCTTGATTATACTACTGTTGCGGCAAACAGTGCTGGCACCGCACAAGCAAAAATGGCAAACTACGAAAATTCTGTTGAAGCTGCGACAAAGCGTATGACGGCATCATATGAGGCTTTTTCGTCTGCTCTTTTGAGTTCTGATAGCTACAAAAATGTTTTAAACTTTTTCTCTGGATTGCTAGATACTTTTACTTATCTTGCCAGCCACTTAGATGTACTTAATGTAGGCTTTTCTATATTATTTGGCGTACTTGGTTTGAAGGCTATTAAAGTTATATCTACTATATCAGGACAAATATATGCGCTTGGTGGCGCCGTCAATATGTTAAAAACAACACTTGCTACATTGGCTCCAGCATTAGGGGTAGCCGTTGTTTTATACGGAATGTCTAAGGCTATAGAAAAAATACAAGAACTTAATGCAAATTATAAGGAATTAAAAGATGAATCATCCAGTTACGTAAAAACATTTTCAGATAATAAAGACGCAATTTCTGGCATGATTTCTTCGTTAGAAGGCGTAACAGAGGGTTCTGATGCATATTATAAAATTTCTAATGAATTAGCAAAAGTATTACCACAAATTGTTGACTATACTGACGCCGAAGGTAACGCTCATTTAAAAACAAAAGGGTATATAGACGATCACGTAGCATCTATGAGCGAATTAAGCAAAGCCTATAACGAAACAGTAAAGGTCGATTATGCTGACGAAATTGCAATGTTAGAAACCTTGCAATCAAAGTATGAGGCATTAGGGTTTGCTAAAGCGAATGCTATTTCTGAAACTTATGGTACTTCTTTTGAAACATCTGGAGCAATACAAGGAAGTATTGAGGTAAGCCCTGAATTAACATATCAGAAAAAATATTTGGATTGGCAAGCCACAAAGATTTCAGAGCAAATCAGAGAAAGTTTAGTCACGAAGATGGTACAAGCCTCTGATATTAATGATGGTCTTAAAGATGCGCTAGAAGAATATTTAACCAAAGCAATTGCTGGGATGGACGTATCAACGGATAAAAACATAAGTACCGTTGGTAGTAAAATGTTAGAGCTTACGAATTTGTTTGCAGAAGATATGGCGAATAAACCAGTGGCAGAAATAGGTGCTATAGCTTCCAGCACATATGACTTAGCAAAAGCGCTTGATACTGCATCTGCAAGTTATGACGCCGCATATGCAGCTACACAAAATTTATTTGATATTCAAGAAAAACTTAACGATGCACAAAAATTAACTCCTGAGATTATAGACGATATTATAAAAAAATATCCTGAGCTCATGGGGGAAATTACAGATTATAAATCAGCACAAAAAGCCGTTAGCGATGAAATCATAAATCAAGAGAGCATTGCCAATCAAGCGTATGCACAAATGCTCGCGGCAAATGGTAGTTTTGTCCAAGGAGTATTGGCTAATAATTCTTCTCTTACAAATATGTTATCTTCATATTATGGGGTGGATGTAACTAACTGGAACGAAGTCGCCAAGACAAAATATGGTGCAGATAGTAGTTTAGTTGGGTTATTAGGCAATTTATGGAGTAAATATTATGGGCAATCTAAAGTAGCATTACAAGCTCAATTATTAGGTATGCAAACAGCGTCTGTCATACTTTCTGGGTTAGGGATGAAGGTATCTTCGGATACCGCTCAAAATATTACCGCTATTAAAACACTTTTAGCTTATTACGATACTGCCCAAAAATCTTTTGGCGGAGCGGCTAAATTTACTCCTACTAAATCTTCTTCATCTAAGGCTGGTTCTAGCAGTTCGAGTCCTACCTCTAATACAAAAACTTATATTGATCTACTTAATGAACAATTAAAAAAGCAAGAAGATATTTTAGAGAGCCAAAAAAAGCCCTATGAAGATAAGATAGGTTTAATTGATACCGAAATTGATAGACAGAATGATCTATTGGATATTTTAAAACAACAAGCCGAAGAAGTTGATAAACAACTTTCTTTACAGCAAGCGATAGATAAACTAACTAACATTAAAAAAGAAAAAAACGTAAGGCTTTATAATGGGGCAACTAAGCAATTTGATTGGGTAGCCGATCCGACAACGGTTGCAGACCAACAGGCAATTGTTGATAATCTGCAAAAAGAATATGATCTTTATCAAAAAGAACAAGCAATTCAAAAAAGGATCGCTGGGCTAGAAGCCGAAAAAGACGCTCAACAAAATCTTATCGATCAAATCGAGCAAAGACAAAATCAATTAAAAGATTTTGCGTCTGATATGGGATTATTAGATGACGAGGTTCAAAACAATATCACAAGTTGGAATCAACTTATTGCTGCTTTACAATCTGCTGGTATTGCTTATAGTGACATATCTGGAATGGCTGGCATCAATGTAGGAGTTTCGGCGGGTGGAACAACGGCGGCGACTTCTTCGTCGGGAGCTTCGTCTTCCAGTGGGTCTTCTAGTGTGGGCAAGGTTTCTACCATATCTAGTACGCTTAAATCTGGTTCTAAGGGTGAAAACGTAAAAATTCTTCAAAGCGCTTTAAATGCTTTGGGATATAGTGCTGGAACTGTAGATGGTATATTTGGAACAAAAACAAAATCAGCAGTTATCGCATTTCAAAAGGCTACGGGAATTAGTGCTGATGGCATTGTAGGGGCTAATACAAAATCTAAGTTTAAACTTAAGGGATACGATAAAGGCGGAGGGATTTATGACACAGAACCCATTATGGTTCATGGTAAACCTAATCGCCCAGAATGGATGTATTCTGCACCTAATGTGGAATCTATAATGAGTAGCTTGCCCACAATTCTTGCTAATATGGCAAAGGGTGGCGGCGGAATAACGATCCAAAACATGACAGTAAAAGCAAATAATCCTAGCGAATTTATGCAACAAATGAAAAATGTAAGTTCTTTAGGCGGGTTAGTTTCGAGGAGGTAGAAGATGGCATTACAACAACCTTTAGTGGTTTATCCAGCTTTAGATGAAACGGTAGATGCTACTTCTACCGTTTCTTTTGAGGTTACAATACGTGGCACACAATGCGTGAAATACGTTATTTACATATATGACGTAGCTACTAATACACAACAGTATTTGGCTACAGAAACATTGGCAGCAACATTATATGACGGGGATACTCTGAATATTAGCGTTGATATGGCGTCATTAGGAGCAGATAGTTATTACTGGAAAATTCTTTTGTACGACACGCTAAGTACCTATATAACTTCGATTAATTATACCTTTGAGGCTAGTACGCCTCCAACGATAGCATTTACCCCTTCGGTTCCATCTATTATTACTTTGCCTTTTTATGAGTTTATTGGAGCTTACACACAAGCCGAAGATATAGGGGTAAAATATTTTTATATTAATTTATATGATTATGCGACTACACAAACACAGATTACGGCAGGAACGGCAGTGCCCATACAAACATCTGGACAAGTATGGTCAAGTAATATTCGATATATATTTAATGGATTAGTTAGCGGGAATACTTATCAAGTACAAATTACTGGATATACGCAGGGGAATGTAGCTTTTGCTACGGCATTAACAAGTTTTGACGTGTCGTATAGTGTCCCCTCTTCTTTACTTAACCCCATAGCTACCCTCAACGAAGATTCGAGCGTTTTAGTTAAAACAGGCAATATATATGCTATTACAGGCACCCCAAGTGGCACAATGAGTTTTCAAGCTGATTATCTCTATACTGGCAATACGGGGCTTAATATGGCAACATCCGCTTATGTTCAATTTGCTCTTGATTTTACGGCACCATTTACTCAACATTGGATATGCAGTCCTAGCGCAGGGTTTACGGGCGTTTTAGGGGAAATAAAAAATACGGCTGGAGAAAATTATTTATATTTAGGGCATGATGGAACTAAATTTTATTTAAATATCAACGGAAATTATTTTTATGATTCTTTAGAAGCCCTAACTACCAATCCTTATATTTTGGCAATTATAAACGATGGTATTACGATTTCGTTTTACCATAGGGAGGTAGTATAAATGGCGATTATTAATATTTCTATAGTTGGTTCTACGATTGTTGCTGGTAGTACTATAGCAACCCTTCCTGAATATAATATCGTTCAACTTAATGGCGAGGCTATTGTTGACAAATTAAGAGTGGTAGATTATGCAATGACTACAGCAGAACTTGACGCTCTTTCACTCTCTGATATATATGTTTGGGATGCTAATACTTTGTTATACGCTCAATTTACTAATAATTTTAATGCTGGCAGTATTGATAACGCAACGACCATTGATAGTTGGGATATTATCAGATATACAAAAGGATCGATTACTCCTACGGTAATTGCAAAAGAATTAGACGGGGCAGAGAATAGTATAGTCGATTATACGGCGGTTAAACCAAATAGTTATTATTATACGATTTTCCCGATATCTGATTCAGCGGTTTTAGCTAAACTACAAACAAACCTTATTACTGAGTGTTATGATTATTATGCATTTATTGATGACACGACAGGTGAATCATTTACTTTTAAGAGCAATATCGAACCTCAATCAATAACGTTAAATACCCCCGTAATTACATACGAAGGGTTTACTCAATATCCCGCTAAAGCTCAAGGGCAATTAAAATACAGCAGTGGTAGCTTTTCTGCTCTTTCGGGCAATGTAAGTAATGGATTATATGAAGATGATACGGTAGTTACAATTGAGGCATTAAAAGCTTTTATATCTAATAATCATTCAAAAATTATGAAAGACCGAAAAGGTAACATACGTAGAGTATTTACTGAGAATTTAACAAGCAATGGTGACGAAAAGCCTTCTGAAATACCTACTACAATTTCATTTCAATGGACTGAAGTGGGGGCGGTATAATGGCAGTTACATTTACCGATTATTTACGTTTTATGCAAACAGCGTCTATTTTTGAGCCTATCGCTCGTTTTGAATTTCTGAACCCAGATGAAACAGCATATGCGTCATTCTCAGGAGAAGTAACAGGTGGTAGTTTATCTATTAATAGAGCAAATGGTGTTCGTCGTTCTTGTAGTATTAATGTAAATAATATTTATGATGCCTTCACTCCAAATGTATTAACTTTTTGGATAAATCAAAAATTTAAATTATATTTAGGATATCGGATAAATGGGGAAGATTATTTTATTCCACAGGGTGTTTTTGGTGTAAGCAACCCTAAAACAACACATATGGTTAGTGAAAAAAGCGCTATGATTTCGGGTGTTGATAAATTTGGGTTTTTAAATGGGCAACTAGGAGGAAGATTTAGTTCTTCATATAATGTACCAGTTAGTAGCAACCTTGTCGATGTTTTAAAAGCGACCCTTCTTGAGTCGGCGATTAATGATCCTGTGGTTCCATTTTTATTGATTGATAATTCAATCATAACCCCAAATACTATCACGGAAGCTTATGGGCAAACATATGCGGATTTGCTTTTAGATTTGAATGATATTGTTTCATATAATATGTACTATAACAATAATGGTAGATTTACTTGTGAGCCAGATATATTGAATAGTGATAAAGATTCTAAATGGGATTTTAACGCTAATAGTAGAATATATCTAGGTATAGAACAAAACTATGATTTTGATGGTGCTTATAATATAGTTAAAGTTGTAGGGGACAATGTAAACGGCGATTTGGCTACTGGTATTGCTAGAAATGACGATCCTTCATCTCCATTAAGCACGTTGCGTATCGGAGATAAATTAGCTCCTATTATTACAAGCACGGTTATTGCTACAGACCAACAAGCACAAGATAGAGCAAATTATGAGCTTGCAAGATACACAGCTTTATCTATCAATGCTAACATTCAAAGTGTGCCGTTGTTTCATTTAGATGTTGACACAATTGTAACAGTAATGGATAGAGACGCCAAGTTAGATGGCGAAAGATTTTTAATTAATAATCTTGACTTTTCTTTTAGCCCAAAAGACCAATCTATGAGTATTTCGGCAACAAAGGCAAATGATTTAGATTTTGAGGTTACAAATAGTTAATGTTTGACATTTCCTCTTAAGTATGGTATAATAAGAATATAATACCAAGAGAGGATGTAATATTAATATGTTAAAAACAGTATGTATTATGCTATTTATATCAATATTAAATTTTACTGGCTGTACAAATAACATACTAAAAGGAGATTCAGGAATGGGTTTTAATATAAATAATGCTAGAGAAATGGCAAATTTTATTCAACAACAAATTAATTCTGGGATATCACAGGCATCAATAAAGAATTATAGTGCAGTTGTTATTGATAATGGATCAGGCGATGCAGTTGTTAAATTGTCTGATGACCCCTATGGGGTGACTGTGACTGTACAAAACCCTAATGAAATTCCACTTGAACCTATGGATCAAGTATCGATTAAATGTACCAATGGCAATCTTAATAATGCTGTAATTGAATATAGGAAAACAATTAATTTTGATAATATTTATGTTAATTATAATGTTGGCGCGGATAAATTTGGAAGAGATAGTGTGGGGAATCAATATGGGACAATTGATGCGCCATTTAGGACGATAAGATATGCTATTAATCGGTTGCCCAAAAATTTAAATAATAGGAGTGTGGTCATAAACATTCAAGAAGTAATGCCAGAAGGAGAAATTTTATTAATACAAGGATTCCACGGGGGGGCAATATCATTTTCTCCAACCGCTGGTGTTTTACCGCCCACTACAATTATAGACAGTGTTACCATATTAAATTGTGATGCAAATTTATATTTCGAAGAATTAGAATGGACTGGCAATTTTGGGGTTACCCATTCAAATTATGTGGCTATATGGAACTGTGTAAGTACATCTGCAACATATAATGGTGTTTTATTCTCAAGGGGGACAACTGGCGAGATTCAATCGTGTGTTTTTTCAAATAAAACTGTTGCAATTCATTCTGAGATGGGTTCAAGCATTTATTCTGCTTCTAACGGTGGTACTAGCAATTCTATTGGGTTGCAAGCAACCGAAAACTCTGTTATAGGCAAAGATGGCACCCAACCTGCTGGAACTCTTGCCGAAGATACTACTGGTGGTTCGGTAATTAGATAGGAGAATCAAAAATGTATAAAGTAACACACACGTTTACATGTAAAGTTTGCAATAAAGAATTCCAACAGACATATCAAAGCGCGACCATCCAAAATCCTGTTGCGACTATTCCCGCTGGTTGGTCGCAGTTGCCAGACGGGTATATTTGTAATGATCATATTATAACAATAACTGATAAGCAAGGAACAATAGATTCCGAGTCTATAGAAATAGATAAAATAAGTTAATAAAACTGCTATTTTAATTCATATGGAATAGCCTAATTGAGAGGGGTAATTTTTTGCCTCTCTTTTATTTATGCTTTTATTACGTTTGCAAGCGGGATAAAAGCTTGTTAAAGAGGGCGTAGCCAGTACCTATGCCTTTTCTTTTTGTACTGGGAGGAGAAAAATTTATGAGTAAAAAATTAATAAAAAATTTTTATGATTGGTGTATAGAAAATAATAGATATGATCTAATAGAAAGATGGGATAATAAATGTAGTCCAAAAGAAGTTGGTTTTACATCAAGCAAAGTGTTTGCTTTTAAGTGCCCAAAAAATTTACATAAAAGTGAATTACATAAAATAAGCTATATTACACATGATAATATTCTTCTTAAGTGTAATCGATGTAATTCTTTTGAAACGTGGTGTATTGATAATAATAGACAAGACATATTGGATAGGTGGGATTATGATAAAAATGCTTTCCCCCCAAGTGAAATTTCTTATGCCCCAAAGAAAAAATATTATTTAAAGTGTGAAAATAGGATTCACGAAAGTAAACTGTGTTCAATAGACTCGTTGACTGCTGGAAATAGGAAAAATTTCAATTGTATAATATGTGGTTCGCTTGCTCAGTGGGGGATTAATAATATGGGTGAAGATTTTTTAGAAAAATATTGGGATTATGAAAAAAATAAAAATGTTGACCCTTGGGCAATCTTAAAAGGTAGCTATAAAAAAGTTTGGATTTATTGCCAAAATAAAATTCATGGTTCATATCTAATAAGTTGTAATCATTTTACTAGCGGTAGAAGATGCCCTTTTTGTTCGGGTAAAAAGGCATATTATTTAGAATCTCTTGGTTATTTATTCCCTAATGTAATAGAAATTTGGTCTACTAAAAACAATCAATCTCCGTTCAATTATTTACCTAGTAGTCATACCATTGTTTGGTGGGAATGTAAGCACCATGGAGAATACCAACGTAGCATTAACGTATCAAAATTTTGTAATTTCCGTTGTCCCGAATGTTCTAGAGAGCGTTACGAGTCGTTTCTTCAAGAAAAAGTTTGTGCATACATAGTCGAAAATTATAACTATAAATTAAATCATGAGCGAAACTGTACTATTATACCAAGAAATCCAAGGCATAAAGGGAATAATAGCACTATGCCATTTGATAATGAAATAGAAGAATTAAAATTGATTATTGAGGTGCATGGAGAACAACATTATTTAGCAAAATCTTATACTGGTATTTGGGCTGATAAAACAATGTCGCCCGAAGAACAGCTTCATAAACGTAAGATTTATGACCGCTATAAAAAAAATGTAGCAATTTCTAATGGCTATGCATATTTAGTAATACCATATTGGACAGAGAAAAATGAATCTTATAAAAAACTTATTGATGAAAAAATTCGTTCATTGTTAAGATAGTAGAAACGACTGAATAAAATAAAGATTTTATTCACATGGATAAGGTAGTATTTAAGAGATAATAGGGGAATAACGGAGATTGAGAGAGGTGAATCACCTCTCTTTTTATTATACAAAAAAATACGAGGTGGTTAAATGGCTATTCCAACAAAAGCTAATCTAATAAAAATTTATTCTGACGAAGCTCGCAAAATTAGAGAATTGACAGAACAATTTTATGGTGGAGCGTATCATGCTCGCACAACAAGCGGGAATGTATCGTGGACTAGCGATTCAAGTTTAGTGACGTATGATACAAGCGCATCTGCTGATATACATATATTAAACCAAGGTGAGGACGGGCTTCTTTATTTACTGAATACTACGTTTGTCAATAATATTATTGATGTAGATTATTTAAATGCGGTAAATGGAGCCATTACTGAATCTTCGCTAATATATGGGGTAGATGCAGAAGTTTCAGATAATTATGTAATTGATTTACCAATAGCTCCAACAAGCTATGTAGATGGTATGATGATTAATTTTAAGGCGAACACAGCTAATACAGGGGCATGTAGCTTGAATATAAATGCTTTAGGCGCTAAGACGATTAAGGATATTGCTGGGAATGATTTAATAACTGGAGCAATTCTTGCCGAGCAACTAGTGACTGTAATATACAGTGGTACTTATTTTATTATGACATCAGATAGTAAAATGATAAACGCTCCTATTATTACTGCTCCTATAATCCGTAATTGGAACGGGTGGGAAGACGCTAATGAAACATGGACATACGCAAGTGCTGATAGCCCAACATTCACGTTTACTGTCACGGGAGATTTAACGAGTAAATATTCAGTTGGTATGCGTATTAGACTTACGCAAACAACGGCTAAATATTTTATAATAACTGCTATTAGTTATTCATCACCAGACACAACAGTAACTGTATATGGTGGTACAGATTATACGCTTACAAGTGCAACAATAACAAATAATTATTATTCAAATGTGAAAGCTCCTTATGGATTTCCGCTTGATCCAGTAAGATGGACAAATATTACAAAAATTACATCCGATATTTCGCAAGTGCCGCCTACTCAAAATACTTGGTATAACATTGGTACAGTAACACATACAGTACCTATTGGCGCATGGGAATTAGGTTTTGAATGTTTGTGTAACCCGTACGATGTCGGCGGTTCATTTGTGGAACAAGAGATAGCGTTGTCAACCTCAAATAATAGCGTCAGTGATGATGAATTTAAATGCAGAAGTCAATTCCCTGGGGCGTCCGCAGATTTTATGTTTAAAAAACTAAAAACAGTTACGATCACAAGTACAACAGATTACTATTTAATAGACAGAACTACAGTAGCTAACCAAGACGGTATACGTCATTTATGTGCAACATACGGGGTACCTATTTTAATTAAATCTGTGTGTGCTTACTTATAATAGGGGGATAAATAATGTGTAAGGGAGTGATTAAATGAGTATACCATCAAAAGCAAATGCAATAAAAACATATGGCGACGAGATGAAGGAAATAAGGGAGCTAACAGAATTAGGCTCCTTAAGGACTACTAGCGGTAATACTTCATATACAAGCGCAACATCATTTGATACCTATGATACTAGCGCAAGTAGTGACCCAAATATCCTAAATCGTGGTGAAGACGGTTTGCTATATCTTCTAAATTCTACATTTAATGAAAATATAATTGATGTGACTTATTTAAACGAAGTAAATAAAGCCGTAGTAGAATCTTCACTAATATACGGTGCGGACGTAGGAAGCTCTGATTCTTATGCTATCAGCCTACCCATAGCTCCTACTGCTTATACGAGTGGTATGATGATTAATTTTAAGGCGAACACAGCTAATACAGGGGCATGTAGCTTGAATGTAAATGCTTTAAGCGCTAAGACGATTAAAGATGCGAGTGGGAACGATTTATTTACTGGAGCGATTATTGGCGGGCAAATTGTTAATGTAATATACGATGGGACAAATTTTATCATGGTATCGGCGCCAACAATGGCTAATTTGGCTCTTAACCAAAACATGTCCCAGAACGGCTTTATAAATGGCGACTTTCAAGTGTGGCAAATGGGTACAAGTATAGTTCCTGCGGCGGCTAATAAATACTATACGGCTGATATGTGGCAGATTAATAGATATGCTAGTACTACTGGGCTGGTGTGTTCGCAAGTTGCTTATGAGTCTAGTGTAGCTAAAAATGCGCTACGAGTGCAACGAACAGCAGGAGATACAGCTCTAAACGCATTTTTTATTAATTATTTCTTTCCTGCGTCTGATAGCCCTAAATATATAGGTAAAAAAGTTACAGTATCATTTAGTGTAAGAATAGGCGCAAATACAGCAGGGGTTTTTAAAGCTAGGATATTAAGTAAAACTGGTGCGGAAAGTGGCAATGCTGGTGATTTTACAACAATAAAGGAATTAATTTACACACCAACAACAACGGAACAAATAATAGTATTAACTAGCGATGTTGTGGCATCAACTATAACGCAAATGGGTTGTCAATTCACCTATACCCCATCAACAGCTACAGCAGGAGCAAACGACTATATAGAAATAACAAACTGCAATTGGAGCGCTACAGATTTTTATGTGCCGTTTTCCCCTAAAAGCTTTGCTGATGAACTGCAAGATTGTATGACTTATTATGAAAAGAGTTACGCTTATGCAACAGCACCAGCAACAAATACCACTACAGGAGCTGTATATTATAGTACTAGTAGTAATGCTTCTAACAACGTTCGTATTTATATTCCATATAAGGTAAAAAAACGCACAACTCCAACTAATAAATTTTATTTAGCAGCAGGAACGGCAGATTTATGGAATTATGAACGTAATGGCGCTACTGGTACAGCGGCTATAACAGACGATCATTCAAACGACAATGCAATTGTTGGTTATATTGGAATAGGTGCGGCATGGATTGTAGGCTTAATATATGGGCATTGGGTAGCAGATGCAAGAATATAGGAGGAAAACAATGAATAGTTACAAAATAATGATTGATGCGGGTCACGGCGGCAAAGATAACGGTGCTAGTAATACTGTAGCTACTGAAAAAGTATTAAACTTAAAAGTCGCTAATTATCTAAAAGAAATGTTAGAGTTTAACGATTTTACCGTTGGTATGACGAGAACATCTGATGTCTTTGTTGAGCTTTCGCAAAGGTCTGCAATGGCGAATAATTTTAATGCTAATTTTATGGTGGCAATCCACCATAATGCTGGAAGAGGTATTGGGTATGAAGTAATTCACTCTATCATAGGTGGCGAAGGGTTAAAACTTGCACAAGAAATATGCGGACAGTTTAAAAATATAAGTCAAGTACAACATAGAGGTGCATATTCTAGACAGGGTAAAAATGGTGATTATTATGCAGTAATAAGAGCTAGTAAAATGCCAACGGTTATTACAGAATTTGCCTTTATGGATAGTGATGACTTTCATAATATAAATAGTGATGACAAGCTTAAAAATGAAGCTATCGCAATAGGGAAAGCCATATGTAATGTATTGGGCATAACACCTAGAGAAACCGTATTAAAAGGTCAATTGTATAGGGTTAGGATAGCCCTAAACGATGCTAAATCACAAATCGGTGCTTATACTGTTCTCCAAAATGCCATTGATAAATGCAATAAAGTAAACGGTTATAAAGTATTTAATGAAGCTGGAGAAGTAGTATATCAAAAAGTGGTTACTCCTGCTCCTGCACCTATTCCTGTGTCAGTTCCACAACCCGTTCAGCCAGTAGCAAAACCAAAATATGATTTTGCAACATTGCAAAATTTAGTAGGTACAACTCCAGATAATATTGCTGGAGCTAAAACCTTAGAGGCTTGTGCTAAATTTATACTAAAGAAAAAACTTATTAACCCTAAGAATGAAATTGTTAGATGGATACAAAACAGACTAAATTATCTAGGCTATAATTGCGGTACGGCTGATGGTATCTTCGGTAAAAATACAGACACGGCAGTTAAAAAATTCCAAAGCGCTAATGGGTTAACAGCCGATAGTATAGTTGGATTTAATACGTGGAAAAAATTACTAGGACTATAAAATAAAATAGAAATAAAAGGGGGATTTTAACATGGATATATGGGCACAAATACAACCGATTTTAGTATCAACATTGATTGGTATAATGATTGTTGCGATAGGATACGTAGGGGATAAAGCTAAAAAACTTATACCACTTGTTTTTGAGTGGCTGGGAACTAAAATAAATATGGATAAAGCCATTAAAGTTTGGTGGAAGGTAGATGAATTTTTCAGACTGCACCCTGAACTTATAACAGCAGTCACGGATAAAATAGAAGCTAAAAGGGATATGTTCGCAACGGAACTCCGAAAGAAAATACCTTTTATAACTGATGAACAAATAGAAGATTTAAGAGAAGCTATAGCAGGAGAAATAAACGAAGGTAAAGAAGTTGTACAAACAGAAGTTACAAAGTATGAGGTAACACCCACAACTGAAGAAACCCCAGCCCAATAATACTTCAATGCCTCAACTTGTATGGAGATAGGACAACCTGTTAGCACGGAATATGTCCTCCCCTTATTCTTGATTACTAGAATTATGTCAAGGTTACAGAGGCTATGTTTTAATTTAATTTCATTTATAAGGGGAGTTACAACATGGTAGATTTATTAACAATACTAAATACTATTAATAACTATGGAATACCACTACTAATATCGGGAATGGTTCTTTTGGCTGTATGGGAAGGCATCAAATTTGTAATTGCTAAACTTAAAAGAGAATCAGACAGTCAACAAAAACAGGTAAATATGCTAACCGATATGCTTTTTAAAGTCGTAGAAGAAAAATTTGGATTAGTAAATCCTATAGACTTTTCTAACGATCCTCATACCGATAAGATTGAAGACCTTTTAAATGCTCTATTACAAGAAACTGATTGTGATTGTTGTAGTGTTTTTTCCTATCATAATGGTGGAACAGATATGCTGGGAGTGCCATTTCAAAAAATGTCGTGCACAAACCAAAAGGTTAGGATGGGTATTTCACCAACTGCAAATAATTTTCAAGCTATGTATAAGTCTAGCCTTCATTATATAGTATCAGCAATAAAGAATACTAAGCATTGTTATATTGATGATATAGAAACACTTAAATCTATTGATTACGGAGTATATGATATTTTAAAACAGAACAATATTAAGAGTATGTATTGTGAAGGAATAATGAATTTAAGCGGAGTAATTATAGGGTATGTGGCAATTAGTTACAAAATAACCCCCATTTCAAAAGATGATGTAGATCAGACAGTGGCTACTCTGAAACAGTTTGCTCATTTTATTGAAGGTGTTCGGATAGCAAAAGAATAATACAATTTTTACCTTATAAATAAGGTTTAAGGCTACTATACAGTAATATGTATAGTAGCCTTTTTTTTATAGTATTTGCTGGTAATAGTCGTGGATATATTCTACTGCTTCAGACATTGTAGTGCAAAATTTAGTTACGTGATTTTTTATCCATGGATGATTATCGGTTGTGCCGAAAGCAATCACTGGCTTATGTAGTATTCTGTCTGTATAAAATGATTCAATTGCAGTGCCTATACTATCAGGATAATCTAAATTTATTAATAAAATATCGCTATGGTCGAGCGCTATTAAATCAAAATTTTCACATTCCTTATCAGTAAAAGATTCTGGGTTCATATTAAAATTATAGAAGTCAACTGGGTTAATAGTTTTTATGTCGTATACTTCTAATAGTCTTGTTGCTTCACTACGCCACATATTCATAGTATTAAAATCTAGCCCAGTCATTTTTCCGCCGAGATAGCATGTAATTTTTTTATTCATAAAACACCCCTTTAATTAAAACTATAATTTTATTCTTTAATATCTTTTTTACTTAAATAATGAGGCAAGTCATCCCATTGCAATTCATCTAATTCTTGATGATGCACTATAGCTGCCAAATTCCAAATACAAGCAATGAGATGATCTTCGTCTTCACATCCCATTTTAAGTTGTTCTAAATGTCTTTCTGCCGAATTAAGGTATCTTGAAAATGGCATACCTTTCTCCCAATTCCTATCTGCATATTTATTAGCCCCTCTTTCAAAATGAATAGCTAATCTTTTGATAAAAAATGGACTAATAAGATCATATCTTCCCTTCCCTGTTTCGGGTTCTCTCATTGCATTATTCTCACCAAAAGACATTCTTTTACCACTATCTTTTAATTTATCGTTCATTTATTTTCTTACTTCCTTTAATAAAAAATTATTCGGATTTAAATAGTCATATTTTATTTCAGCCCTATATCTCTCTAAAACCGCTTCTTCAAATGTATCAAATTGTCCAATATATACACGATTATATTTATTCCCTATTCGTACAGTCCATTTATGAGTGTCTTTACGATAGTGAACGCCCGAAACTCCCGATGTATTGTTTTTATGTGTTGAAATATTATGCGAATTAATTAAATTATTACAGGGTCTTAAATTAGTTTCTCTATTGTCTAGGGGGTTACGGTTAATGTGGTCAACAGTAACCTGTGGATTATCAACCACATTTAAAATAAATCGATGCATTAATATTAATTTATTGTTGATGAAAGCATATGGATATGTTCGATATTTATCTGCCATCCAAGTATATTTTAGAAGTTGTGATAAATTTTTAGTGTCTACTAAAATTTCTGCTTGTTTTTTAGTATATATAATTGCAGTGTCATTATTTATAATTTTATAAGTATTTATATATTTTTGTACGCCTTTTAATTTTGATTCATGTATTAAACAACCACAACTCTTAGTTTCTCCCCTTAATAGCAAACCAGCTCTTGCTTCTTTTTGATTGCCACAATCACACTGACATAGCCAATATGATTCTGAATTTCTAGTGCCAAGATATTTTATTGTAGTTAATTTCCCAAATTTTTGACCTAATAAATTTCTCCAACGACTAATTTTTAATTCACCTCTATATCATCAAATATAATTGGTATTATTTTTTTAAATTCCGTAAGCATCGGAATAGCGATTTCGCGCATTTGTGGATGGCTTGCTTTTGCTGTGCGAAGTTTAAAAAAGTGGCGCCATTCCCTCAAATCCATTGTCATTATAATTTCTGTTTTTAATGCGTTAGGCAATACTGATCTTGCTTGTTCTGGCTTCCAACCAGCACTTCGTAAACTTTTATAAGTATCTTCAGCACGGCACATAGCATTTATCCAATTAATCTCGGAGCTGTCTATTTGTGCAAGTTTTGTGCCAATTATTATTTCATAAAAATCATTAGGCGTAAAGTTAGTATAATCGTTTTCAAACCAACATGGTTGAATAAAAGTAACTTCGCCCTTATCATAATCACAATAACGAGTGCTTTCTTGACTATAGCTTGCAATCCTATGCCTTACGATTTCGTGGCTTACTCCTCTATCGCATATTACACGCACAGATATTTTTTCATGTTCAATAACGGATTCATGCCCTCGTTTTATTATGCTTGATATAAATTTAGTTGCGCTATCTTCTGTAGTTTTATCTTCACTCTTATAGCAAATTCTGGCGGCTATTTCAATATTTTTTAACATTTGAGCGCCATTAACTTGTCCAATGATTTCAAAGCTGGGTTTAATTAATTTCATTAAATTTCTCCTTTTATTTAATATTAGAACTCCCGAATCCACCGATACGTTCGTTATTAATCGGATTATCCGTGTCAGTTGTTAAATATTTACTAAATTTTGCTTGTGCAATTCTATCTCCAATTTTAATTTCAAAAGGTAGCCTACCATTATTAGCTAATACAATACCAATATTGCCATCATTTTTTGGGTTTTCATAATAAGAGGAGTCTACCCAACCAATGGTGTTTGCAATGACAATATCAAATTTAGCGCCGTTACCAGAGCGAGTATTTACTTCTAGTATTTCATCTGGCATCATACGTGCTTTTATATCAGTCCATATTGTACGTTTAGTACCAGCCCTTATAATTATATCAACTGGAGAGTAGATATCGTACCCTGCCGAGCGTGGGTCTGCCCTACGTGGCATCATAAATTCAATTTCTGGTTGTTGTTTGGATTCTTCTTTTACTGGTTCAAAATCTCTTTGTGTCATTTTATCGTCCTTTCGCTATATAATTTTAGCTTTAACTTCGCTTATGGTGTCATATTTTTCATCCATAAATAAATTTAAATCATGCTCCAATATTTTGGCGAAGCCGTCTTCTATTTGTTTTCTACTTAGATGATCGGCTTTAGCATCTGCAAATGTATCATATTGGGTTGTTTCATAAACAAATGTGCATTTAATCTTCAATATAATCCCTCATTTAAAATTCATGTTTTATTTTTTTATTGCTCGAATAATAGCTTCAATTCCTTCGAGTACCGCTGTGATTAACATAAGAAATCCTACGAATATCCAAAAATTTGAAAATATAAATTGTATAAATTCCATTATTTTACCTCATTTAAAACTGTCATTTTATTCATATTTTTATACCATATATAGTATGCCTACATTTATAATACTACCATATATAGTATAGCATTATCTATTTTTTTCTGTGCCACCATTATTTTTTATATAGTCTTTTAATTCTTGGGAAAATTCATGGATTAAACAAACTGCTTCCCAACCTTTGTTTTTAGTACATATAGCTATCTGGGTTTCGTTAATAGGAATAGTTCCTCCACATAAAGGGTAAATAGATGTTATCATTTTTTTTACTCCCAACGCCTTCGTCTTTTTTTATTGTGCTGAGGATTGTCACAGTTGCATTTCTTCATAAGTATTTGGTCAGCTTCTAATCTCCCTAAGCTTAATTCATATCCTCTAATGTTTATTTCCATAGGGTCACCAAGTGGAGCCACTTTACGCATTGTAATTTTTGTGTCGGGCGTTATTCCCATTTCCATAAGTCTTTTTTTGATTTGGGGTGAGCCACCTACACTTTGTACTATTCCATATTCTGATGGCTTTAATTTACTCAAAGTAATCAACACGCCGTTATTATTCATTCTTTGGTATCCTTTTTAAAATAATCATTTAATTTATAAATAATTATTTCTGCTTTTTTGTGCTATTACCTATATTTTATTTTTTAGCCCATTCACTATAAACATTTACGAGATGGGGAAAAGTTTTACCATCAAAGAATGTTTGATAATCATTGTCTTCATTAAATAATATAATGGCGCGTTCGTAATTCTCTTTAAATCTTTCTTGGTTAACGTCATGCTTCAAGTATCTGGAACATGCTTCATCCATAACTCCCAACAGACTACTGCGAGCAGACGTTAAAAGTCTCCCGTAAAAATCTTTATGAATACTATCTGCTAGTTCGTATTTTTCAACCTTATCTTCAACGTTTTGTACGGCGCTAAATATCAAGGCAGATATTTGATTTTCATTTTGGGATTTTGTGTATTGTTCCAATAGAGAATATATTTTTTTATTAAACATTATTTTGATTTCCCCTTTCTAATTAAAATCTAACTTTTATTTACTTAATGGGATATTATCATATTCTAATAATTCTTTCCTAATATATTTAGCTTCAGCATTCTCTCTAGCATGTACCGCATCTTCAAAATATTTAAACGAGCCTAAATAAATTTCTTGTTTATTTATTTTAATTCTTGCTCTCCATTTTTGTGATTGCTTTTGCCAATCAACGCCCTTTGCCCCACTATTGTTATGTTTAGATAATTTTGCCGTTAATGCATTTTCAATATTGGTAACATATTTTAAATTACATCTTCTATTGTCCCATTCGCATTTATTTAAATGATGAATAATAGAATTTGGGCTATCCATAATCAATTTGTGGAGTTTGACATTTTTACCTTGTATTCTCGTTATGACATACTTATCAAAATCTAAATACCAATTATGCTCTTTAACTAAATTTAAGTCCTGAATGTCAAAATAAAAAACGTCGTTAGTATCAGTAATCCCCACACAATAATTATCCTTAATTAGGATTTTTGTTTCTCCTACCGAATTTCTTTTCCTTGTTTTATAAAGACAGCCACATGATTTAATTCTGCCACTCGTAAGATGTGATGCTCTAACTGATTTAATTGTATGGTTTTCGCATAAGCATTGACAAATATAATAATATTTTTTTGTGTCATCTTGACTAATTACTTGGAGATTTCCGAAAATGTCTCCGATTTTAATTATTTTTTCTATATTTATCCCTCACTTGCTACTTAGTGGCACATCAAAATCGTGGGTGACACATGGTCTACTCACCACGTAATCACACATAAATACAAATTTTTGGATAGCTTTCTGTGGATATGGTAACACATCTTTCCCCGACCTATAGTCTTGCGTATAACACCCCATATGAGTCTCTATCAATGACATAATTTTATTAAAAGATTCTTGATCTAATATTTCTTTTATATCGTCTTGTTGCTTACAAAATGTAACCATTTCTAGGGGATGAGTAGCAATAGAATATTTTTGTTGTATAATCCCGCTTTTTACACCATCATGTAGAATTAGTGCAGACGTAATCATATCTTTTTCTATATCCGAATACCTGTCCCCAAACATGGGGCACCTGAGCATTTCTTGAGCAAATCTAACTGCCGCCCTCACATGTAATACTAGTCCGCCAGCTTCTCTTGCAAATGCTGGATGAAATTTGTTTGTGCTACTTGCACTCACCTCAAAAAAATAATCTGGCAATTTTCCAATCATTTGAGTAGTAAATTCTCGAATTTGTTCATTTTTAATATAATTTAATTCTGATTTGAAACATTGAATTTTTTCTTCTGATTTCATTATTTCTCCTTCAATTGTAATGTGTTTTGGAATTCTCCAAATATTTTTATTTCTGCTTCTATTCTCGCTTTATATGCGGACTCAAAATCATTAAATCTTCCTAATTTAATGTTTTTATTATTTTCTGTAATATATGCACACCATTTACCCGTGCTTTCCTTACAAACACCTGTTTTGCCACTTTTATTATTGATGGCTAAATTTTTATTCATAGTATTTTCTCTACATGTACATGCTCTTAAATTTGATTTGCGATTATTAGTTAAATCATGATCTATGTGGTCTATAAAAACTTTAGAATTTTTAACATCCATTATTAAGCGATGAAGGGCTATATTTTTGTGTGATTTATTAGCATATACATAACCGTCTCCGCCATGTACCGACCAATAATAATTTTTAATTTTTATATAATCTTCTTTATCAATTATAAAACTTCTATTATATTCATCATAAACTAAACAGTCATTTCCGTTAAATATATACTGATTATTTTTTCTTTTTTGATTGTTTACTTCTTTTTTATAGCAACCACAGGACTTTGTTATTCCCCTAGTAAAATTATTTCGTCTAACAATAACTTCCTTACCACAATCACAAATACATCGCCAATATGACGCCTCATTATATATGTGCGAAAATCCTACAACGGTTAATCTATTAAATTTTTGCCCTGTTAAATCTATAATCTTTCCTATTTCGATTAACCTCCATAAATTATTCTATACATATTATACCATATAAATAGTATAATTGTCAATACTTTCATTATATGCTAATAAATTCATTGGCATAATATGGAGTATTTTTATGATACTTATTATTCAATCCAGCAATATATTTTTTATTGTCCTCGAACACATCTAAATCTAGAAATGGATATTGCACACTTCTAATTTGACTATATCCACTATCAGATTCTACAGTAAATTCAACGGATTGCGCCATTTTGTTGACGTCAACAACTTCACCGAGTGTTAATTTAATTATCTCTGCATCGCCCTCGCTGTCGATGTATTGGTAAGGAAGCTTCATATCCGTGTGAAAACCATCTATTAAATGTCTTATTTTACGCATTTTTTCTGGGAAGCAACCATTTGTATTAACAATAATCAAACCGTCGTAATAGGCTTTTAAATCTTCTAAAAACACCGCTATATCACTAGATTTATTTAAAAGGAATTCGCCACCACTTAATATGATGGCGTCTGATAAATATCCGTTTTGTTTGACTTGAGATAAAATATACATTTTATCACATGTTTCTGTCTCATTTACATCACTTACAAGTGCTTTATAATTAAAACACTTGTAGCAATGTAAGTTACAACCAATAGTATTGATTATTAAAGAAGTGTGATTAGGTAGGTCAACAAAACTTCGTATAATGTTTTTACTGAATAACATCATTTATATCTTCTTCCTTAACTCTTTTACGGGTTGTCCAATCTAATCTTCTTGACTTAGACCAGAAATTATATTTACCTCTATAAATACCAGTTGCCGATACTTCAAGACTTTTCCTAGCTATCATTTTTACATACCCTATTACCCTTGAAAATGTTGCTATATCGTTACTGTGACATTTTGGGCATTCTTTTATATTGGCACCATCTTCAGCTACTATCATAGTTTTGCAAGACATACAAGAAGTTATAGTAGGAGTTAAAGTTATATAAATAATAGGCTTTTCAAATAATTTTGATAGATACTTAGCAAGTTGTTTTGGTGGAACTTTGCTTTCAATAAAGTTATGTAGTATGCTACCGCTTGTATAATAACTTTGAAATTCAGCAGAATTTTCTACTTGATTAATAAAGCTTTCCTCTGAGAATGGAATCATACAACCCGATGTTAAATATACATCTTCACCTTTACCTTGCACAAAAATATTCTTATCATGATTTTTAGCGTATTTTAAATCATGTCTTGCCAATTTTATTCCTGCATTTTCGGCTGGGGAAGCTTCAATACCGCAAGCCACTTTATCTCTTGCTATAAAACTATCAACTACTTTTCTCATATGTTGCATTAAATCATGTGCTAGTGTTTTGCCTTCTGGATTATTCAAACCTTCTTTATATCCGATATTGATTAATCCTTCATGCATACCAACAACGCCGAAAACATTAAAATAGTTTTTAAGATTAGTATTGAACGCAAAAAATGTTGGGTACAAATCTTTATGGCTTTCAATCCATTGTCTTTTTGCCATATGTCCATCTTCTATTAAATTTAAATAATGTGTAATTTTTTCTTTTAATAAATTAATATCATGCCCATATTCAATAAGCAATCTATTCATATTAATATCAATGACTTGAATAGCACCTACGTTGCCTACAGAGGAACCAAATATACCACCAGACGACAATCCTTTGAGCAAAGATAAGTCTATTTGAAGTCTGCAACAAAGGCTTCTGCTAACTGACGGGTCTCTTGCTTGTAGATATGGGTTTAGTTCTTTATAATGTTGATCTTCAAAAGGTTTTGTTCTAAAGTTTTCAAAATAACATCCGCCCCAGTTATACATTTTATCAAGCAAGTATAAGAACATTTCATTATCAAAATTAAAGTCGTCATCAATTTGGATTGAAACTAATGGGAAAGTAAATGGTATGCCCATACCTGTGCCTTGTGCCATTACATCAATAAAAGCTTTGTTTATTCTATCGAAGTATTGTGTTGGTACTTCATTATATTTATAAGTTTGGATTTCTCCGCCGACTACTACATATTCGTCTTTAATTTCTTCTGAGGGTTTACCAAATTCTAGCGTACAATTTGAAAAACTACTTTCTGACCCAGATCGAAGTGGCATATTGAGTTCCCAAATTAGACTTTGCATTTCTTCTTTTAAATCTCTATCTAACCAAATTTGATTAGCTACCGTCTCTTCGTAATGAAGATAAGACGCTAATATAGTGGTCATTTGTGCTAACATAACGGCTCCACTAACTTGTTGTGACATTAACACTACTGTGTTGCTAAAATGTCTGAATAGCTTTTTAAGTCTCTTAGTTGGCGCTGATGGCACCATATTCCATGCGATAGTGGGGATACCCAACCCTGCTATATCTTTGCACCCTATTGATTGACAATAAGAAGAAAGTTGTTTGTCGTGGATATAAGTTATCCCCTCTTCGTATGAATCGACCAAGTCTTTAGAAAAAATACTATTCATTAAATATTCTTCTTCGGCTTTGTTTGCTATATTTTTTCTTAAAAGAGGTAATGAATAAACAAAGTTACTATTTTCTCTTTTAAGATAGTCTGATTTTTTATCGTCATCTTCCCCGATAAATTTGTTGATTAATTCCCCAGTAGTTTGAAACATTCCCATAGTTGCATATTCCTTTCATTTTGTCAAATTAATTAAGTTAAAAATTCTTAATGTATCGTCAGGAGAATAATAATCTTTTTCTGAATAATTCTCTTCAAATTCATCTTCTTTGTCTTGTGTGTCATTGTTTTTTTTAGATAATGTCCATACAAAAGCTGATATATTATCTTTTAAATCCCAAGCCGTTAATTCATCATTCATTTGTACACCTCATCAAAATTCTTAATTATTTGGAATTTATTCACGTATGATTGTCCACCCCTTTAATAATATTTCTTTATCATTATAATCTTGCCACCATCCTTTTGGATTTTCTTCAGACATATGCTCTCCATCCATTTTCCATTTTGCGTCTTCTTTGAATTCTACATTTATGATGTCATTAACTTTGAATGGGTTCTTATTATATAATGTTTTTTTTACTTTATATCTGTTGCTATCCCCATTGCATAGGCAATGTAATGATACGACTGGATTACTATACTTTGTCTCTATGTCGGTTACAAAGTAGCATGACGGACGCATATTATGGTATAGTGTCTTAATATATCCAAGGTAATCATTTTCAAAAACTGTTTTTTCTTTTATAGCGTAATCTTCGTTTTTGATGTTTCGGCAAATGTCTCTTATAAGCCCATCTATATTAATTTCTTTAAATGTTTTATCTGTTTCTTGCACAGCATATTTTTTAATTAACTCTAAAGGTATCCCTATCTTTGATAGTTGATCTTTATTAATTTGTTTTCTTCCATAGAGATTATTAAAACATTCTATTTGATTAATTAACGCCTTAGATTTACCAAACTCACTAAAAAAATCTAGCTTTACTAATATTTCGAGTTGTCTTGAATTTATAGAAGTATTCTTTATATCGCATAATAATTCAAAAAAATCATTATATAATTTATCTTTAAATTCATATAATTCATCCGCTATGATATTGTTTAAAAATTTTATACTTCCCAACCCTTTATAAATTGTATTAGCCACTTTATCAAAGCTGTAATCTGATTTAGAATTTCTAAATTTGATATTGTCTATTTTTATATCTTTATTATTTGCATATTCAATAATTTTTGATGTTTTATCGATGTTGTCTTTATTTATGTTTAACATTACCGTTAAGAACTCACCAGTATAATAATATCTTAAATACGCGCATACATAACCTATCATTGAGTATGGTAAGCTATGATTTAATGAAAACAGATAAGAACTTGCATCTTCTATAACTTTTAAAAATGAATCGATAAGACTTTCTGCCTTTTCTTTGCTTACGTCGTATTCCTCTTGCATTGTCTTGATAAATCCGCTTTTGATTAGTGGAATATATTGCTCAGTGCCAGTTTTCTTCGCAAAGCCTCTTCTAACGTTATCTGCTTGTCCCATTGTAAACCCACAAAATTTATTTAGAAATTCAAGCACAGATTCTTGATAAACAAGATACCCCAATGTTGGTTCAAGGAGTTTATTTAATGCCTCATGTCCATTATCATTAAACTCTCCTCTACACATTTTATCTCTATAAGATTCTCCTGCTGGTCTTATAGCACCGTTTCCCATACTAAATAAATCAAGGTAAGTAATGTTTTTTGATTCACTTTTTATTTTAGATAGTGTTTCTTGGGAAAATAGTTTTTTATAAATACTATGAGCATAATCACCTTCCCATTGGAAAATTCCTAAACTATTTTCCATAATACTACCCCATACATTTTTATCATTAAAATCTGTATTATCTGGGGTAAGGCGTTCTATGCCAACTAATTCGCATACTTCATTAATAATTTGAATATTATCTAATCCTAATATATCTAACTTAACAAAGTTTAACGAATCGACGCATTTCATGTCTACTTGACATATGGGGTATTCACTTGTGGAGGTAGTAAATGTGCCAAGATATTCATCTATAGGTATGGGGCTTACAACCACACCGCATGGGTGACTACCAACCGATGTAATCATTCCATTTAATAAATCAACATACTTAAACAACTCTGGATATTTTATTCTATAAGTATCTTCGTCTGTTTCTATATTGTTACATATATCGTTTACTTCTTCTAATGATATATCTAAAGCTCTGGCAACATCTCTAATTGCTCCCTTTGTTGCGATAGTGTTAAATGTAATAATATCAGAACAATATAAACCTTCTTTATTAAATATATAATCCTTAACCATATCTCTTTTATCTGGTGGATAGTCAATATCGATATCGCTCAAACTTACCCGTTCGAGATTCATGAACCTTTCAAAGTTCATTTCCCATTTTATAGAGTCTATATCTGTTATACCTAACAAATATGCACATTCACTACCAGATACCGATCCACGAGAATACCCCTGCCATATATTATTTTTATGGCAAAAATTAATTATATCTTCTTGTAGTAACAAATAATCAATAGCACCATTTTTTGCTATACTTTCATACTCGTATTTAATTCTTTGTTTATATCCTTCTTTTTTAGTTAAACCCTTCTTCTTATAAGCGGAGCTAATTTTATCTTTAAAGATTTTATCACTATTTTCATATAGTTTTGGGTATTTAAAACTTAAGTCAAATTCAAAAAACTCTACCATTTCGGCGATTTTGTTAGTGCTACTAATTGCTTCGTTAATTTCCTCGTCCGACAAAACGCCTTGGATTTTATATGCAGTAATTAACTCATCATATGTTTTAAAAGTTAAATCCCATTCGTCCTCATCTGAAAATGAAATACCCTTAGATTTTTGTAATATATTTCTTGCATCGTAACTTAGTTGATCCAATGTATGTGTATCAGTACCACAAATTAAAGGTATTTGATATTGTTTTGCTAGTTTGGTAAGATAAATATTATATACTTTTTGTTCGTTAACATTATGGTGCTGTACTTCTAAAAAACATCTATGTTTATTTTCCGCTAAAAATTTAATGAACCTATCTTTTAATTCTGTTTGACACTTAAATAAAATGCCAGCTATACAAGCAGTACATATAATGATATTGTTAGATGTGTTTATTAGTTCATCATAAGTAATGCGCGGGTTATAATAACGATGTCCGTCTTGCTTATTATAGGCTATCGAAGAAAGTTTATTTAATTCCCTCACACCATCCCAATTTCGTGCAATTAATATACAATGATAATTATCTCGTACCTTTTCCTCTAAGCTCTCGGTAACATAAAATTCTTCTCCATGAATATATTTAATTCCTACTTTGTCGCAATATTGTTTCTTTTTAACCCACTGGAATACAGAACCATGTTCACTGAATCCTATCGCGGTCATACCGAGTTCTTTCGCTTTATCTATATATTTATCAAACTTTGTACCACCATCTATGACTGATAAATCAGAATGTAAATGATAAATTGTGTAATTTTCCATTAAAACAAATCCTCATATTCATCGACTTCTACTCTTTGCTCTTTCGCTACTAAATACTTTCCCAAATACTCACAATCATTACGATGCCCGCAAAGTGTTTTACAAAAAAACGCTTTAGCATCTTGGTCAGACTGTTTCCCTATTGTAATAATAGGCTCCCAATCAAACTCATCGGTAATCTTATTATTAATCTTTTGGATAGTATCTTGGATATACTGTTGGGTTTCTTCAATTAATTCATCGGTAACTTCATACCATTTAATACAATCTTCAATAGTATATTTTTGTTTTATTACTTCTGGGAAACTATCGATATTATTATCTCTGATAGCATCTTCAATCATAAAATCTACTTCAATATCATCAATTCCATATTCGTGTAAATCTTTAGAAAATATTGATACACATTTAGAAATCCACTCATGTCTACCCAGTTCTCGCGTTTTAAGCTTCCCATTTTTCTGCATATAAGACAATGTAAGATACTTCATCATAAACCAGCCAACACGATTAACTTTGTGCCCCATTGCCTCCCTAGCAAGTTTATAAATAATTAACTGTCTGCCAGCTTCTCTTTCTTTTTCGCCAGAAAACATACTAGATGATTTCCAATCTAAAATACATTCTCCATTTTCTTTATCTGTATCGTCGACAGCATCGATATACCCCTGCATATAGACATCTGAAGCAATTTCATATAGAAAAAACTGCTCTGTTTTAAACTTATTGTTTAATTTTATAAAATTGATTACAAAATGGTACATAGCAGTAGTCCAATTATTTGCTATTTTCTGATCTGGGAATTCTAACCCCATTAATTTACAGTCAGAAATAATACTATCTAATTCTAATTTTAAGTCTACCTGTGTTGCCTTATTATTATATATTTTTTCAATAATATCGTGGATTCTATTGCCAGCAACAGAATAGATATTATCAATGCCTTTGTGTCTTGGCTGGCACACATACGATAACCAATATTGATATTCACATTGATTAAAAGACTGTAATTTACTATGTGAATAAACTTGTTTGCCTTCTGAAAATAGCTTTTGTAATTCTGGTTGTTGTTGTCTCACTTGTTAACCCACCTTATTTTATTCTGTATCAATGCATTAAAATCGCCAAGTTGTAAATCAGACGGGGATTGTTTCATGCCATTTTTTAAATAATGATTCTCTGCATCATAAATATACCCAACTTTATTTTTAACAAATGGTGTATCAACCACCAACTTCAACGCTTGTTCTCTTGCAAATTCTTCTTCTATACCTTCATCATAGGCTAATATAACTGTACGAACATTTAATGATTTAATAAAAGATTCTTGCGTTAAACTAATGTGACTACCGCCTAACCCTAACCCATAATTAATGCCATAAGACTCTAATTGCATTGGAGCTTTTTCAGATTCCAATATTATTACACAATCTTCTTCAACAATATTTGTATAATTCTCACTAAATCCAAAAAGGGTATATGATTTTGAGAATGGGATAATGGGCATCCAACGTGATATTTCTTCGGGGACTTTTGTAGAATTATATCTCCCCATAATGCCAATAATTTTACCATTTGTATCACGCCATGCAACCACAATGCGATCTGTCTCACGGTCATATCCAATTTTATATTTTTCTTGAACATTGTAATTAATTCCGTCTTTATAAAAAAGCGCACTTGGTTTAATATGATAGTTGTCTAATATTTTCTCGTCATAAGTTGGAAGTTCAATATAATTAACATCTTGTTCGTTGAATATTTTTTTATAATATCCTCCAAATGGTAATTGGTTTTGATTCATAAATGTGATATTATCTATATTGAGTATTTCCGAAACAGTCCTTAATGTCTCCCCAAAATTCCATTTATTTCTTTTTTGAATTAGAGTAATTAAATTACCTTTAATGTTTGTAGAATAACATTTTGAATATAAATTATTTACATTCACACTTACAGATGTCGCGTTGTGCCCATACTCCCTTGCACATCTAATTTCATTTTTACTTCTATTTGTAGATATATTATAAAATCCAGTCTTATTTAACAATTCTTCAATTTTATCGTAGTCACCTTGTAAGTATTCATTGAGTTGAATTATATTCATAACACATCCTACTGATAGTCATGTAGCACTGTACAGTATCCTATCTCTACCCATTTATTCCATGCCCCATTAAATTCATAAAGAATTGTTTGCCCATCTTGATCATTACGTGTCTTATCCACAAAGCCAATTAAATATTTTTTATTATTGTCTTTTATTATTTTTTTGTATGCTTTTTCAGTTGTCCATTTTCCTGTTTTATCATCTTTTGCATAATTGTATGGTTTAACGTCATGTGTCCCTCCATCATATTCATCATCCCACATAGGTCGAAACATAACAATTTCGGAGAATACTTCTTTAATCTGTTTTGCGTTACTCAAACATGTTGCATCAAGATATCGTTTATTTAATGAGTGTAGAGCTAATTGGTATGTAGGCACTATTGCTACGTTTTCTTTATTAGCAAGTTGGAATAATTGCTTACTGTCTTCAATTAAATTTTGCCAAACTTGTCCTTCTGATAAATTTTCACCCTTCATTGTATCGTATAAAAATAATTCAAACCCTTGCCTAGACAATTTTTTAACTACTTTTTTCATCTTAGATGAATTATAATCGTACATTTTTACAAATCTTAATGTATTCTCATACCTATCATTAATGATGACTTTAGCCTCTTCAATTTTAGCTTTTTGTTCTTCGGAAAATCCACCCTGTTTAAGCTTTTTACGACTTAGGTTGTAATATCCGATTTCAAATAACACCATTGACAATAAAAGACGCTTAAATTCATTTGATTTTTGTTCATTTGATATAATACAACATTTGTGCCCATTCTCTATAATGGGCAATATAAGATTTGCAAATGCCCAAGAGGTTTTACCTATTCCAGAAAATCCAGCAATTAAAAACAAATCACCTTTAGGAATACCCAATGTAATATAATTTAATAAATGAGCATTTTTACTATAATTCAATCCCATCTCTGCGCCAGAATCGCATTCTTCTATAAATTTATCATCAATTACAAGTTTTTCGATATCAATATCTGTCGTTCTATCAATTATAAGATGATTAAGCATATACTCATAGTAATCATAAATTTGTTCAGTAGTCATCTTTTTAAATTTTTCGATATCCTGTGATACATTGAAGCCACGCTCATACAAATTTAATAATAAATTAGACTTACATAGAGCATCATAATATGATGGTATGTTATTAATGTCTAATAATAGCTTCATATCATGTATGGACTTATATCCCATACGTCGCTCATAGCCATTTTTAAGTACATCTTTATTCGCTACATAAGCACATATACTAATATCGTCGAATTTTTTATATCCCTGCCTATGCAATTCTAACCCCAATGCATAATAGAATCGAGCATCTTCAGTCAATAAATCTTTATCACAATTAATTGTATAATCTAAATAATTCTCTGGGTCTAACCATAAGGCAATTACAAAATTACCTTCGATAATATATCGGTCACTTGTAAGTTCTTTTGGATAAGTATCTAATGTCATTCAATGTCCCCCAAAAAATTTGTTAAATCTTTATGTGTTTTAGTGTTAGACGTATTATTATTAATAATATCAACGTCTACCTTTTTCGTATTTTCGACTATTAATTTACGAGATTCTTGTTTATCTATGTCATTAATATTATTTTTGATTATTGCAAAAATATATTTTATTTTTCCATATTCATTTCCAAAGTTTTTATTTGATAATGCGTATTGAATATTTTTATTACAATGATTAAAGGTTTTTAATATAACACCATATGAGTAAGTCTCATGCAATATTTTGACTTCTTTTGAAAGGACTGTGGGGAATTGCGTCATATTTTTATAGCCCATAATATCGATAAGTTTATCAATTAATATTATCCTACATTTTTTCTCATATACGTATATATCGTATATCTCTTTACTTTTATAATATTCTCCATTGTCTGCCCTATAAAAAACATCAGATGTTCCATATTCATTTGTCATTTTGCATTTAACTTTACGTGCCATAATATATTATGGTAGGGAGATTATAAAATCTCCCACCATATACCCCCCTTATTATTCGGCGGATTCCTCAACAAAAATATTTTGTAATTCAATTAATTGATCACGAGAAAACGCTTCATAATCTTTAAAATTTTGGATGCCATATTCAGATAATTTTATTTTAGCAGTTTCCTTTTGATCTTTAGTGCCAGCCTTAAACGCGCTGGTAACAATTTCGAGAAGTTCTTGTTTATCGTTCTTTCCATCTACATCAGCAAATTTCTTAGCATCTACCTCTTTTTGCTTAATGTCTTTCATCTTTTTCTTTTCAAATTCATTTTCAGAAATTGGCTTTGCAAGAGACGCTTTAATGCCTTCAATAATCGCATCATTATAGTTTTTTGCACCATAGAGTACGTGGGTAGGCATTGTTGAAAAACGAGACCCTGCTTCTACAAATCCATCGTCACGGAAATACATGTATCGTTCAGTAGCATCAAGTGATCCGTTTTTTACTATTTTTTCAGATACAATATTACAAACAATGTCTGCTTTATATGCAAATGCATTAAAATAATCTTCGGTAAGATTTGAGGAAATTACGTTATAATCTTCACCTTCAAGCTTTTGTTTAATGCTTTTGATCTTATTGTGTCCGACAAGGAAAAGACCATATTTAGTACGTCTTAAGCGCATAAGTTGATCTTCAATCATTGAAACGACCTTCTTACGTCCTGCACCATACCCACCAAAGGCGGCATTAATTGTCTTAACTTGCTTAGTTGGATTTTCAATATTACTCAACCGAATAGTTTCCTTTTCTGCTAAAGAAACCAATTCGTCTATTGTATCAATAGAGATAATTTTATATGGGTTCTCTTCTGGATTTTTAACAAGTTCATCAACTAATGCAACGAACTCTTTCCAATTCATCGGATTTTCCAACATAATACCATCAAGCCCAGAGAACCCATCTTCATCTCCGATACTAATCAAAAGAAGATTATCTATGTTGCCATATATTTCTTTTGCAATATCGGCAATAAGTGTACTTTTACCAATTTTTTTTGTACCTATAATTAAGTGTGTAAAATTTTCAAGAGCAACCTTTACATCGTGTCTTTTACCTAACATTATTTTCCTCCTTTATTATTAAGCGAATAAGTCTTCATCGTCGTCTGGCAATACGTCATCTGTCATAACGTCCTGTATACTAGCTTCTGTAGGAGCAATTGTATAAACATTTTTCATAAAATCGTCAACATCATTACCAGTATCTATAGCGCCGTCCTTGTATGTGTAACGCAGATTTGGAGATATAAGTTTATATTCAGTTTTGTTGTTCCCAAACATATTGCCTGATGGTTTGAAATCATCAATTGTAGCTACACCAAGAGCAATCTCTTCGCGCTGTGCATCAGTCAGCATAGACTCGTCAAAATCAACCTCTTCTGCACCAGTGAATACCTTAATGCGCCATCCTAATTTAACAAACGTAGAACCAGCAGTAAGATGATTAATACGATTCTCCCAAACGTCTTTTTGCTTCACGTTTGTCATATCAATCTTTGATCCATCAAAAACCAATGCAATAGGGATATACTGATTCTTTATGTCTTTATCGATATACTGCGACACATAAGCTTTCATATCAATAATTTGGTCATCTATACGTGTCTTATCAAGGCAACCCTCATTATAGAAAAGGTCGAGATGTAAGAACGTACCGCTTTTATCTTCCTCTTTTGCAAGCCATACTTTTTGAATTTGGTATTCGATTTGAATTTTGCCATTATATGGTCTAAAATTCACGCTACCAGAAACATTAACGCGTTGAGATGCTTTTAAATTTTCTGCCAAATAGGTAATAAAATCGTAAGCATGTACAAATGTAATTTGTTCGCCGCCAATATTAGTAGAAAACTGTCGTACATAAGCGACCTTATCAAGAATATCTGGATTAAATCTGTCCTGCCATGCAATAGTCAATTTTTGAAAATCACTATCCATTGTCATAATTGGATTTTTTGCTTCATTAGTAGGCTTTGCTCCAGTTAGAGACACAAATTGTCCATCATTTTTAGAAGGCTTTACAAGAAAATTAATACGTTTTGTTTCCCAATCGGCTTTTTTATAAACTGGTATGAATCGGGAATTATGATTTTTATCTTCTCCCTTTGGGATTGCTACATTTCCAACAAATGTAAAAGTATTAGCCAATATTATAGACCCCCATTTTTATTTTATTTATTTATAATTAACATACTTAGGTATGATAATGAGTTAAAAGATACGTTTTATTTGCATACTATATCTTGTATGCGTTTGTTTCATACACCACTATATATAGTGTCTTTTGTGCATTAAAATCAGAATTTTAATTTTATGTTAGTTATTAAATTAGGACTTTGTCTCCCATTTGTTTCATCGTCGCAACATCCTTAGCACTAACGTCATTCCAAATTTTAGCAAATATATCCATTACTTCAAATATTGATTTCCAGTTACCATCATTATCTATTAATGTTTGTCCATATTTTTTCGCTATTTCTTGTAATTCATCAATATAACTACTTTCCATCATTACCCTCTTCTTGGGCTTGTACTCCACAACATTTTTTATATTTTTTACCACTACCGCATGGACATAGTTCGTTGCGTCCTGTTTTCTTTTCAGTTCTAACGTATGTAGATACCTTTACTATTGGCGGCTGTCTGTGCCCAATTTCTCTTTTTACCATTATTTTCCTTCCTATTATATATAGTAAATTTTGTTTTATTTAATAAGTGTCCCTAATGAAGTGGTCGCCTCTAAATATTGTCGAAGCATTTTTTGTAACTCTTCTCTAGCAATCTTTCTCATTTTTGCTACGACTTCATCTGTAAATTCAAGATCAATCTTCACTGTCATTGTATCGATTACTCCCATTTCCTTATTCTCCTTTTGTTAAAATTTAAGTTTTATTTTTTTTATGGGTATAGTTCTATATTCGCCAAACCATGCAGTATCATTTATGCATTTACCCGTATTTTTATCAAATACCCAATATTCTGAACCATCATCGAATTCATGACCTATTCCAAGATCATAAAACTCCTTATCGGTTAACTTAACATCGCTGTCACTTAAAACTATAAAATCATTGTTATCAAATATCATATTCATTTGTTCGTGTGATGCTAAACCATTTAGATGAAAACTATAATTCATTTTTTTACTCATTTTACTCTCCTCGTAGTTAAAATAAGGCTTTTATTTATGATGCTTTACTCCATTGTCTTTTGCAAACATAAATTTATCATAATAGTCTGTGCCGTTTTTATTATCAAATGCCCTACACGCAGATTTAATTGTACCAATACATAATGCGCTTTTACCATTTTCAAAATAATCAGACTTCATTTTGAATTCATTACCTTCTTTATATGTAGAAGACAATTCTACTTCATCGTCAGATTCATAGCATATCCATTCAAAAACTTCGCCAAGCATCTTAAAATAATCGTCTATATATTGCCCTTGTGTTTGTGGCATAAAATAATCATTAAAATCATTACGTTCAAACCCATGTCCGTTCCCATCGTCGTCTTTAATGTCAAACCCACATCCATGTCGTCCCCATATTTTTATAACGGTATATTCTTTGCCTACTGTAAGAGTGGGTGCTCCCGTTGATTTCATCACACATGGATTTCTAGCAGTTATTTTATCTCCTACCTTCATAAGTTAACCCTTTCTATCTATTTATTTGAACTCCAGTATCTTTTGATTTTTTGTTTACATTTTGGGCAAGTATAATAGAATTGAAATTGATATTTTGGATTGTCCGATAAGTTAATCCCTTCATTATCTCCGAGATCATCGTTGTTGCAAGATGGGCAAATATCTTTTGTGGTCGATAAAATTGCTTTTTTCATTTGTGCCTCTTTCAGTTAATTGGGATATCTTTACTGTCTATTTTTTTAACGCTACCCCCTGCCAGCAAACTCTCCATACCACTCTTCTCTCATCTTCTTTGCGAATTTACCCGCTTCGTGCACATCTTCAAAATGTTTCCATTTGTGATTTTTGCCATTTTGGTCTTGTAATTGCACAATCCAATCTTGAGATTCATTACACCATGAAACGTTTCTATAACCAGACTTATTGTTTTTATTTAAGCCGCTCCTATGTTTTAAATTTTCTTTTTGTGTTGTAACTCTTAAATTATTTTTTTTATTATTTAATGGATTATGATCTATATGGTCTATTTTATTATTAGCATTGTGTTCGTCCATAATGAGCCTATGTAACACTAAGGTCTTATATTTTGGTTTACCGTTAATCATGCCTAAATATTGCATTATTTCCGCATAAAATCCAAATGCGCTTCTATGCCAACCCACATGAATTTTATACCCTATTTTATCAATTTTAGTTAAATCTTCTAAATCAATCAACACATTATATTTATCGCCATTGCGTCTAATTATATGAAAAATTACTGTATTGCCGATTATTGTATATTTATTTTTTATCATTTTTCTCCTATAAAACACATGTTTTATAATATAAATTCTGCGTTATCAGATAGCTGACTCTTAAAATTTTCGGGTATCTTACCCTGACACCATAAATTATCAGTTTCAATAATTCTTCCGTCATTCATTTTGATTTTGAACTGTCGCCCACTACACCCTTTAAATGGATAAGTATCAGACCCAATATAGTATGATTCGCCTTTTATAAAAATGTGTTCGTCTTTCTCGGCTACCATATCTTGCCAAAATTTTATATGAAAACATTCACTACCACACGTATCTTTAAACTTACTACTTTCTATAAACTGTCTTTTTTCAAATGCTTGTCCACATATTTCACATTTAAACATTATTTATATTACCTCTGTCTCACACTCATCAGTAGGTACCAGAATACCGCACAAAGGGCACGAATAAACATCTTGAATAATTTGGTCATAATTTTCAATAAAGTATTCATTTTCCGCAACTAGAAATTCACAACCGCACTCACATTCGAGTTTTATATATTTCATTCTTTCACCTATTCTTTTATAATAAATGGATCAATCTTAATTAGTTCTTCAATATCCAATTGATATTTTCTTCTTAAATTATGTTTAACATTAAAATATTCTCTTGAAAGTTTTGTGTAAGCTCTATCGTTATCTGTCGCTTTCTTTTCCGCCTTTTGTAGTCGTTGCATTAAATCTTGTTGATGACGTAAACTCTCGCTATTTATTGATTTATCGACTTCTCTATATAATGAGCGTATCATTGAATTCTTTAATACTTGCTCGTCTATTTTTAATACTTGTTTTTTGGCTTTTTTAGCAACCCCTATAGATTTGTCACTATAAAAGGTATACACTCCAATACCGCTAGGAATTTCTTCCTTTAATTGTTTATATAACTCATGTGGCATAACGTAATAGTTGAAATTTCCAATAAATGTATTGTGAGCTTTTGAACGGAAGTCTTGTTTAGTAATCTTTATTTCAAAGCAACGCCACACCCCTTTTGTATCATAAGTAATATAATCTACTCGTTCTTTCCCAAACCAACCTATCGTAACTTCAAAGCACCCAAATACTCCCTGTCGTGTTGTCTCTTCCCATATACTTGCTTTTAATTCTTTCGTGAGTTCAGTTTCCGTCTGTGCCACCTACTCTTTCAAGCCAAGCATCTATTAAAAACTTTAGTTCAATAGTTTCGATGGTTTGTTCGCCTAGGTTTGGTATTGAGAATGTTGCATATTGTGTATGTGTAATTAGCTCAACTATTTCTTCGGGAGTTAATTGGTTATTACTCATAGCGATTTAAACGCCTTTCTATATCTAATAAATATTCAAAACAATTTGCGTATTCGCCAGCCAATAAAATACTACCTTGGCAGAATAATAAACATCTTTTTTCTTTGCTTGCTCCTAAGATTTGATATAAGTTTCCTTTTATCCATTTCGAATATAGCTCATTACCCATGGTTATTTGCCTCCGTATTTAATAGCTTGTCCGCAATTTTTACATTGTTACCATAA